AAGACCGCTCTACAAGCCGAAATTCGATGTGTTCAAATTTTTGTCATGTACTTAACTGTTTGCGACAAAGATATGGTAGCAAACTGCGGAAAAGTGTCAGGGTAAAAAGAAAAATGCAGCCGAATCCACGACTGCATCTCTCAAAGGGGAATAAGTTATCCCATAATCTCCTCGACCAACGCATTGAATCGCCTCTCGACAAGAGCATCCCAAAGTTTTGAATCTTTGAATGCTTCGGCGGGGATATACTCCTTGTAGCGCTCGAAAAATTCGGTGGTGTAGAGCTTATCATCGTTCCAACGGTTGATAATGCGCTCCCAATCCCACTTGTCTGCAAACTTGTCGAGCAGTGCATACGAGAGTTCCAAGTTGCTATTCTCCGACAACTCGTGCCAATCCCATCGGTCAGCAAACTGCTCAATGATTTTAGGCGTGAGCAACCTTGCTGGAGCATAACCCGACAGCTCCTTCCAATCGATATTACCCTTGAAATAATCAAGAATTGATGCTGTCCACAGCATCTCGGTATTGCAGGAGAGTGCCTCCCAATCGATCTCTGCTCTATACTTTTTGAGCAACTCCTCATTCCACTTAAATTCGCGCGACAACTGATTCCACGCCTCTTTGTTCATCTCCTCGGCGACAATCGCATCACCAAAACTTCTCTTTGCCTCCATACTTTCTGTTTTTTAATGGTTAATACTTGTTTGATGGTGCAAAGTTGAGGTGCCAGACTGCCACTTTTAGTCAGAGTTGTTATTTTTTCTTCTTTTCTATTTGTATGTATTCAGAGTATTTGATGTCGACATAGGGATTGTCGCTTGATATGGTCTGGTGGATTGCCTTAACCTTCTTCCAAAAGAGACATTTACGCTTGTATTCGACCCATACGGTCTGCTGTAGAGTAACGGGCAATCGGATATCACCTTTGAGGCTGTCGTTATCAATTACTGCGTCAAGCTGGATATGAGGCGATACCATCTCGACCTTCTGCTGAACTACTGGTACCGTATCTCGAATGAAAACAGTATCTCGGATTACGGCGTTGATGGGTGCAGCCACCTCCAATTGATGTTTTGCAGCCGCTTGAAGGTTCTTAATTTTGACCCCCATCTGACGGATTTTCTCTGCATCAGCAGCACGGAATCGCTCATACTCGTCAATGGTCAATCGCAATGCTTTCGCATCGACTGCCATTGTGGTCGAATCCACCTTAATTCGCTCGATATCAGAGAGCAGAGCAGTGTTATTCTGTTTGTAACGGTCTCGCTCATCGGATAGCCGGACGGAGTGTTTGTACTGAATGAAGACAACTCCTCCAAGCAGGAGGATTATTGCCAATAGGATTTGTGAAAACTTACTCATAACTTATTGAATTTTCGGGAATAAACCATAGATACTCGCCTAAATAAGGCTCTTCGAGTAGCACTAAAGCACCACGATTCTTGATGCGATCTTCGGATAGAACCTCCACGACGAGGCCACGACAACCAACCAGATCATCGAGCCTCATCGCAGTGAGTTCCGTGGAAGTAATAACTGTAATATGGGCGTTCTTAATCATTGCTATTTACCGCATACGGCATTGTGTTCCAATAGCGCACGGAGGTCCTCACGAATCTCGTGCAAGTCATTCTGGATTGATGTAAACTGAGTGATTGTCGCCTCAAATACCGCCTTGTCGAGCTTGATAGCATCAATGCGTTCGTATTGGTCTGCAATCTTTGCATCCAGGAGCTCGCATTTATTGATAAGGTCCTCAATCTGGCGGGTGTTGTTCAGGTGCTGGATGTACATCGTCAGCACGAAAGTCAGCACTACGGTAATAACCTTAAAGTGCTTCAATACAAATTCTTTTAGCTGTTCCATAGTCTATTCCATTAGTAGTGAAAATGCTTCTCTAATTGCTCGGAGCAGGGCTTCTGCTCCCTCGCTGTTCCAGAACCCGAAGATGACAAGTGCTATCATTATCACGAAGTAGGTCCACCACGCAATATCCTTTCGGGTTACCTTGCTTTTACTCTTCCTCTTTTTGCTCATCTTTCGGAGGGTTAGTCGGGACAATCACATTGAATATCACATTGCCGTCAGCACCCTCAATACGCAGTCTGTTCTCCTCTTTGTGCTTGATGGGGAAAATATCCATCAGAGCCTTTGCTGCATTGACCGAAACGGCACGGAGCGGAGCCGGCGAAAGTGGCACGCCAAAGCGGTCTGTGTAATCCGTTGTCGCAGTCTCATCCATCACGGCTTTGAGAGTTTCTGTTACTTGAAGCTTTACTGCCATAGTCTCCATCTCGAAGCGTTCTGACGAGAGAAGAGTTTTGATGTACGCATATATGTGAGGCTTTTGTATCAGGTAGTTTGCCGATACACCAGGACGCTTTGATGCATTCTCACCAAATACCTCTGTGTAGCACTTACCCAGATGACCAGCGAACCCTACGCCGCCATTCACATAGAGGTCGCAGAACTTCTCTTCGAGTTCAGTCAACTGCGTCTCCTCTGTGTTATTCTGTATATTGTTGGTCTGTTCCGACATATTCTTTCTCTTTTATTTAAGAGTAGGTGTTTTTGCTTCGGGAGGTTTAGCAAATGGTTTATTTTCTCGAATTAATTGATCCATCAGTGCCTCATAGAAGACATCAGCAAGGGCGTTGGCACACGCCTCGGCGTCCGCAAGCGAGTTGATGAGTCGCATATTGAACTTGATTTCGAGGTCGTAGCCCGAAATCACAGCCATCAGTTCATTGCCATCGTATCCCAAAGCACCATACATCATTCGGTCTGCAGTGCGGAATGTTATGGTCTCTGGAACTTCCTCCGGGAGTCTATTTTTCTGTGTCATATCTTGAAATGTTTTCGTGTTTTATCTCGTTGTTGGGTCGGCATCGTCGCTCCTTCGTTGTTTCTCAGGCGTGAGGTGTAGACGCCCAGCACATCGAGCGTTGCTGTTACATCGGCTGCTGCATCGTGAGCATCATCGAGGTCTACGCCTAATTGCGAGGCTACAATCTCCAACTTATATGATGTTACCTCCTTATCGGCTGCGAAAGCCAAGCGACCTATAAGAATCGTATCGATGTAGTGCGGCTGAAAGTGTCCGTAGTAGTCCTTTGTCCCGGCAAAGGTCTTCTCAAACTCCTCCATAAGCCCTGTGTAGTTCATCATTTGCTGCAAGAATCCGATGTCGAACTGAATGTTCTGTCCGATAAGAAAGGGCTTACATTGTTTGCCAACAGATGCGGTATTACGTTTGGCAAAAGCGATAATATCGTTTGCCACTTTGATAATATCCACTCCCTGCTGTTTGAGCATATCCATCGTTATAGCCGAGTAGTCCAATGCTTTCTTCTCGTAGAGCATTAGAGTGTTATCCTCACGGGCAATTTCGCTGCGAGTGCGTAGTATCTTTTTGGTGGGTAATCCTGCCGACTGCTTGTTGTAAGGTAGTATGTACGCTTGATACTGGTCTGTCACCTGCCAAGTGTCGAGCCGTACTGCCTGTACTGCTATCTGGGTGCAAGCACAGGTCTGTGGATCGAGACCTCCTGTCTCAAAGTCAAGACCAATGCCTACATATACTTTGGGTTCTGTCTTTGGTGCCATATTATTGAATGAATAGAAGTGAGTTACGATATGATTGCAGAGCGTTAGATGCTGTGTAGTCACTGTATCGAATCACCGCTGTAAGGATTATTATCTTGCCCTTGATGTGTTGCAGTTCCTCCTTGTGGGCACGATAGAACTCATCCCAAAGCGTGCATTCTGCGGTCTGATTGTTCTGCGATAGTATCAACTTCGCAAAGCGCTTGCGTTGCCCGGTCTCTCTGTCGGTGTAGCTATGCTCTGAATACTCGGCCACGGTAGCACAAACGGCAGCCTTGCGACCATCGTTCTCATCTCGCATAACATCAGTAAGAGATATGTACGATGCCTTACCCTTGACTTTTACTTTGTCTGGTGAGTTGGAGAAGATACGACGGTAGTCAATCGAGCCTATGCCTGACACTAAAATCTGCTGTTGCGACCAGAAGTAATGCTTATCTCGCAACTCTTCAGGGGCATCGCTCTCACGCAGATTGAAGCCTAATTTCAGTGCCGCTCGTTTGAGTATGGCATAGCGTTCCGTTACCGCCTGTACATTCTCAATCTTATCAAAGCAGCCTGCCAGGATCATATTCTTCAAATGGCGGGTATTAACCGGTACACGACCATTCTCGACCATCGGATTTACCTCATCCCAGTGTTTGAAGTCTTTGCTGCGCAGTTTATGGCGGAAGACTCGCTCAATAAAGTCCTCGATACTCGTAAATCTACCTCTTGCACGCACCGTTACGATATATGCGGCTGCCTTCGTTCCCAGGAACTTGATGCGGTTAAGCGACCAATAAATCTCATTCGTCTTGTAGTCTGTGTAGAACTCCACCGTAGAGTGATTGATGTCGGGCGGCACAATCTTCGCCACCGAGCATCGCTCCATCTCCGACATAAGTGCAGGCATCTCCTTATCATCAGCCCATTGCAACGCCACCGTGTAGAATGCAGTCGGATAGTTCGCCTTAAGCCACGCACCGCAGAAGGCCGTGAGTGCGTATGCAGCGGCGTGTGAACGGTTGAAGGAGTATTTACCCGCAGTCTCTATCTTGCCCCATATCTCTTCGGCTTCATAAGGTGGGCAACCATTCTTAATTGCACCCGCAATAAAATCGTTTTTGAGCGAGGCCATTAGGTCGGCTTTCTTCTTACCGATAGCCTTACGCAGGTAGTCGGTCTTACCGAGGTCAAAGCCTCCGAGCGTATGAGCCACCGACATAAACTGCTCCTGATAGACCATAATGCCGTAGGTATTCTTCGTTGCCTCATAGCAACCGAAGTTGTAGACCGGAGCCACATCGCCTCGGCGGTAACGGACATAGTCATCTGTCGCTCCAATGTCGAGTGTCGCAGGGCGGAAGAGAGCATTTATGGCAATCAGATCCTCGATGCAGTTGGGCTGTACATCCTGAATAAAGCGAGTGATGCCCGGCGAGGAGAACTGAAAGACATTCTGTGTATTGCCCTCCGATAGTATCCGATAGGTCTTCTCATCATCGAGCATCTCGCTTGTTATCTTCTCTATGGTCAGTTGCTGGTTGTAATGCTCATTTACGAGGTTTATGGTGGCACTGAGTTTTGCCAACTCTTTCGTCGCCAGCACATCCTCTTTGAGTAGTCCAATCTCATCGACTGAGTAACCATCAAACTCCGACACCAACGCCCCGTCCATCTTGCGTATGGGCAAAAAGTCAAAACAATCAGCCTCCTTGCCATCACGCTTTTCGGGGGTAACGATAATTGCCGAGGCGTGCACTGATGCCGCCTTTGGTTGGCCGAGCAGCACTCGCACGTCCTCAATCACTTCGGGATAGGTCTGTATAAAGTCGTAGACCTTACGATTGGTAACGGCTATCTTGAATAGTCCTGTCCAGTCGGCACCATCGTCCAGCATTGCCGTTATGTAGTTTACCGTGCCATGCGGCACACGGTGCACTCGCGCCACATCTTTGAGTGCCGCTTTTAGTTTGAGAGTGGTAAATGTTCCTGCCGAGAACACACGCTGACGACCACCTACATTGTATCGTTGTTCAAGGTAGTCCTTCATCTCCTGACGGCGGTCAGATGCATAATCGACATCGATATCAGGAAGCGAAGCGTGTCCGCCCTCGACAAGCCCCTTATCCACAAAGGAGTCAATCACCTTCATCGGGGCTGTTGCTCGTCTCCGTTTTACTCTTGTTACTATCATCTGAAATACTTTTTATGCCGCACAATGCAGCTCACGGTCTGGTGCGATACACCATACTCAATGGCCAATTCCAACTGCGTTATGCCACCTGCATAGTAGCGTTCGCGTATTCGTTCTGCCTGTGCATTGGTTAGTTTTGCATTACTACTTTTCTCTCCATAGTCGTTTTTGAGGTCATTGGCTATGGCGTGCTCCATATTGCGCTGATGAGTACACATCTCAAGGTTCTCTACAGCATTGTTGTAGCGATTGCCGTCGATATGGTTCACCTCCAATTCAGGATCCCAATCATTGAGGAAATGCTCGGCCACAATGCGGTGAACGGAGAACTTCTCCCCGATACCATTCTTGTATAATCTCACGCAGTCATAGAGCGATGTCTTGCCACACCAATGCGTTAATATACGCTCGGACTGCGTGCGTGTAATGCCGCCCGAAACAACCTCCCTTTCGAGGCTCTTGACACGGCCTTTGTTACTGATTTGATAACACCCTTCATAGTTTTCAATGTCCACCCAGATCTCCTGGGTTGTGCTCATCTGTTATGCGCTTTAATGCGGTTTGAAATATGTCTCTCTGAATCTCGACTCCGATAAATCGGCGTCCTGTATTTCGGCAGGCAATGGCGGTACTGCCACTGCCCATAGCAAAGTCAATCACCAAATCACCCTCATTGGTGTAGGTGCGGATTAGGTACTCAAGCAGTGCCACAGGTTTCTGCGCTGCGTGCAGGCACGATGTCTGCTTATCGGTCTTGAACTTTATTACACTGCGGGGATAGCGTTCTGTGGAGATATAGTCCCGATAGTTGTCGTGCTTATGGTATATCTCTCCGGCGTTACACTTACGCTGGTGTGCTGCCATAACAACCTTGCGTTTATGACCATCTGTCTTTATGGGGTTGTATGTCGGCAGCCTGTCGTAGAACACGAGTATATCTTCGTGTGCCTTCATTGGCATACGCTTGGCATTGAGAAAGCCCGTAGGCTGTGTCTTCTCCCACACCCACGAGTAGCGTAGCTGCTTGAGGTTTGAGGCTCCAAGCACGCTGGTAAATGGTTGCTGACAAAAGAGCAGTATGGGTGTCGTAGGCATAGTAACGCCACGGAGCACCTGCCACATCTTCGTTATATCTATGGGCGAATCCCAACGGCAGTGAGTAGTGCCGTAAGGAGGGTCTGTGAGTATCATATCTGCCTTGATGCCTTGCTCGGCAAGCATAGGAAGCACATCGAGGGCATCGCCTTGGTAGATGTCGCAGCCGCTATAGGGGCTCTGATGAATGTAGTTGTTCATTGGCTATATCCTTTAAGTTCCACAAGCAATCTCGGCGGTCAAAAAGGATTTCATCGCCACAACTCAATTTATCGGCTGTAATAGTCATCTCCTTGCCATCACATACGATGCGTAGTTTGGCTTCGGGATGCAGTCTGTATATCGTATTTTCAATCTCAACCTCTATGTACTCCATACCTCGCTGTATGGGTATATCGGGAGCAAGAACAGTCAGCTTATCTTTCCAACTTAGTCCACATCGTTCCGGGACAAGAAATCGGGAGAAGATTAGGTCGTACTTTATCGGGTCGATAGAGGTAATACCGAGCAGGTATGATACGAGCGAGCCTCCTGCCGAGCCACGGCCGATACCCGTCGCAATGCCTCTGCGTTTTGCCTCTCGCACCATATCCCACTGCACAAGGAAGTAATCCACATTGTCGGTAGATTCGATGATATACACTTCCTCATCTAATCGTTCGCGGTAGATTGAGTGTTTCGCCTCCGGAATCTTCTCCGCGAGCCCCTCATCGAGCAGGCGAAGAAACATCGTGCGTCTATCGCCATAGCGTTCCTGCTCCTCGGGGCGCATCATATATTCGGGCATAAACATCTTACCAGTTTCAAAGGCTGCATCGGCACGCTCAGCAATATCTACCGTATGTCGGCACATCATCTCAAAGAGTCTGTCAAACTCCCACTTCTCCGAAAATAGCGGTTGCAGAGTGTCGTAATGCTCATCTACGCTCTTGAAGTATTGCTCCTCGCTCTGCTCGTGGGCTGCACCCGTAGCAATCTTATTAAGCACAATCTTCGACTTAGCATCATTACGGTCTATGTAGTAACTATCTGCTATAAGAATAGGCTCTACGCTGAACGAATCGTTTACTGCATCGTAACACTTCTCAAAGTAATGTTTCAATGCAGCTAACTTCTCTCGATCTATACGGTCTGCCTTATACTCGTCGCCATCAACCTGATAGTAGACAGCATCGAACCGCTCCTTCAGTCGCTCAATATGGCGAGAATTCTCCGTCATCCAATACGCCGAGCGAGTGGCGAAGACTATGACACACCCCTCAGCATAGAGAAATAGCCTCGAGTACTCGATGACGCCATCCTCGGAGTTTACCATCACCTCTCGTTGGATGTTGAGCAGGTTATGCAGTCCTTTGTTGCTGAGAGCATATATCTTTATCTCGACCTTTGTTTCGTTATGCAGCATTGTGAGAGTGTAACCAAACAGAGGTTTAAGTCCCGCCTTCGCACACTCCTTTTGCAGGTTGAGCGTGGCGGCCATTGTGTTGCGATCACAAATGCCTACGGCTGTATGCCCAAGCCACTTTGCCTTACGACATAGACCATCTATCGAACCCGATGCGTTAAGCAGCTCAAAAGGCGTATGGATACCGAGATTGACAAACGGGTTATTATGCTTCGAGGGCTTTGGCTTGCCTATATGTTTTAAGATATTGAAGCGGAACTCCTCACGCAGGTCGTAGTAATACCAGTTATTGCCGAATGGGAAAGCGACATAGAATATTCCCTCGTCCTGCAACTCCTGTGGGTTTTCCATAAGGTTGAACCTCACATCGCCATCCTTGCTCTTGAAGATGGATTCCACACCCGACAGGTTCGCAAGATATATTTTGCCAAAGTTCGGGATTTCCACAACCTCATTATCGATGGTAGTATAGTCTATGTTTTGGGCATCGAGCCACTCGTATAGTTGCTGTATCATAACTCTTGAACCTTTCGTAATTTGAAGTTTGAGGGCGATTGAAGGCGTTGAACAAATATTTCGAATATCTCCTCCACGCTCATCTCGTCCCAGTCCTTATGGGCATCTGCGATGTTGGCGACAAAGACAGTAAAGTACTTGGCGAGTCTGCTTGCGGCCTTCTTCACAGGCTCGACAGCATCACCATCGTAGCCGACAATCACTGTCTGAACTCGCTTGCATTGGAGTTTATAGACCTGGACATCGGAGATCTTCTTTCCGAAGGTTGCTACAACAGCCACTTTGGGATTGTCGTATAATTCCAGCTTGCGGGTTAGGGCTATAACATCAAAGATGCCCTCCACGAGAATAACCGTATCGGTCTCACCCTCGTGAATAGCATCGTAGTTATATAGTAGTTTGGAGAAATCGTTATTGACAGAGTTGCGATAACGCAATATCTTGAAGCCGCCATTGTACTTCACCTTGCGGTTATGGGCATCGATATCGCTTTTCGACCAGGTATGACGGCCCACGAAGCCCACATTTTCCCCGTTGTCAATGATGGGAAATATCACATAATCCTCAAAGCGAGGATTGAGGCGATTGGTTACGCCCACTGGGAAATAGTCGTAGTCATCATAGGTGAAACCTCGCTCTTTGAGATATGGGTGGCTGAATATGCGCTTGTAGAAATCCGGTAACTCGGTTATGATCAACATATCGTCAATCTCCTCTGGTTCCACACCCAAGACAAACTGCAAGGGAGCGGTGATATCTGCCGTAGGCGTAACCATCAGGTCCATACGACCTATGGCTTCCAAGAGTTGTCCGAGGGTGCGCGTAGATTTACCACACGAGAAACAGTGCGCCATAAATGGCTCTCGGCGGGCAGTCTCCGGTCCTATGTAGATACCAAACTTGCCGCCCGACTTGCCACAGAAGGGGCAACGCGGCACGATAAGGTTCTTACCCGTACCGTCACGCTTTGCGCCCGTCTCGCGTGCTATCTCCTGCACCAAATGCTGATATTCCTTTGCTGATAAATCCATATACTTAGGAATAGCTGTAGTGCAGGAGCTAAAGTTTATAAAGTGAGCAAAAAATTATTCTTGCGATAAAGTAGAGGTTCTCTGATTATCGTAGAATATCTCATTATCGTAGTCAGTTGCGATTCTGATAGTAGCTCCCTTCTTGAAGAAGCGGCTCTTGGCTATATGTAATCGCATCGTATTTTCTTTGCGCTCAGCTGCTGATTGATTAAGCGAGATAAGATGCGTACAAGGTCTTGCCAAACCTTTTGCCTCCGAGCAGTTGAACTCTGTCAAAACATTTTTCTCATCGTTAAGCCATTCCCGGTCCTCGATAGTTGATTGATAAGTAACCACCATCCACACCTTCTCATCTGCTGCAAGGTCTTTGAGATCGTTTGCCACTGCTATACGCTTAGAACGCTCGTGTTCTGCTCCCCACAATCTGCGACGAGCATCAGTGAGCAAATCCATAGAATCAATAATGACGATATCTGGATTACGCCCCTCTAATTTTCTGTATTCCGAAATACCATTCTTAATGTCTAATGTCGAAACTTGGGCATTGAAACGGGGATAACTGCGAACTATAATACTACCACCATATGAGGCAACAAGTTTCTTGTATTCTGCCATCTCCGTATCATCAATCTTCCCTTTCTCGTAAAAGTATGCATTACGAGAGATGAGACCTCCTGAGTAAGCATTTAGAGCTTCATCTTCCGAGCCTTCTAACTGGAAGTGCAACACATTTAACTTATCGTCAATGTTGGCTCTAACACCAATCCATTTAGCAATATGCGATTTTCCCACACCCGTAGATGCAAGGAAACAAGTGAGCTGTCCACGGAGGTTGCGTCCATTATTCAAAGCATCCAAGAACGGAATATAGAATCTGCACACCTGCGAAATATCTGTGCGTTGGGACTCTATTTCCCTACGCCTATTCTCCTCGTATCGTTCTACAAATGTCTTTGCCACATCAACAAAAGAGGAACTCTTCAATGTAAACGAAGCCACCCAGTCAGCATACTTACGCAGAGCCTTCTCTGCCTTGTTTTGCTGACTATCATTATAAAGTTTACCTACCTCTGCATATACTTGTTGAAGCTTGACTCCTTTGATATAAGATTCAAGCATATCTGTCATCACTTCAGTGCTTTGTCCATAGTCGGATTCGCGTATGCTTTCCACAATTTCCAAAGTCTCAGGATCATCCTTGAAGGTCTGTACAAGCACAGGATACGACGGTGGTAGTTTATAACTCCTATAATGCGATGAGATTGCCTTGTGTATATTTTGGAAATATCTATCAGGTAGATACTCCTTACGCATATATTGCGACACTATGCCGCACAAGTTCTCTTGATGTAGTGCTGTAGCGTATAGTTCCACTAGAAATTCTACGCTTAATGGATTAGTTGTGTTCATTTGATAGTTTCTTTTCCCACGCCGTACAGCGTATTCTAAATAGTTCTCTGTGAATAATACTTGTTCTTTTACGACATAATGCTGCATTGCTACACTCCTGGCAAACAGGAGAGAATGGAGTCCACATTAGTGTTGATGTGCCACATATTATGTATCCCACATCTGTCGATAGCAAGCGTCTCTTCGTACCATCCTCATATTCGGGATATATGAAGTTCTCAAGGGGATGGTGGCTGCGGTCCGCAATCAGTTGTACTAAGTTTTCTCTTGACAGCGCATTACTCTCTAACCATCTATTCTCGTAACATCTTTGGATATGACTATTGTTATTGTATCGTTGTAGAGCCTTATCTCCAAATGAGTGCGAAGCATTCCAACGATTACGATATATTCGGCCAAACTCCCGCATGGCATACACCTGACATATACAGAAATCTACCAATCGTTCTCTACTAATGGAAATCGTTACTTTCTTAATTGCATCATAGCAATTGCCAATACATCTATCAGCCATTCCGCCCCCAGGGAACTTGAAATCCTCCCATAGCGTATCTTTTACCAACTTGGTAAATACACGCTTGCACCCTTCAATCCACTCTTTTTTCTCCATCTCTTGTAAGTAATTTTCTAAGTTGTGCCTTTGCCAAAAACAATCGACTCTTTACCGTTTCGATATTCTTTGTCTGGAGCGTTCCATTGCGGTAGGTAATCTCCATTATCTCGCTAATTTTATAACCTGCCTGTTGCAAAATAAAAGCCTCACGGTATATAGGTTTTATCTGATCCAGTGCCCAAAGAATTTCGTCGCTGTAGTAGTCCTTATAGTTATTCATACCCATACAGTTTGCCGAAGGGTTGCACTCATCCAACAATGTGGAACGCAACTCTTTTACATCGACACTATCGTCTGGCGGAGTACGGGTTTTATTACGCTTATTGAGGTCAGCTACAAGGCGTTTTGTCACTGCATATATCCAGGTCTTCACCGGTCTTGCAGGGTCGTAGCTGTCCATATACTTGTAGAAGTTCACTAGTGCCTCGACATAGTTATCTTCTATATCTTCCTGATTGTATGTGTACTTGATACAGATGCTGTACACTAGATTTTTATGCGGCATCACATACTTTTGCAGTAGTCGAGCCCTTCGTTTGGCGGACTCATCGTCGGGGATTGCCGTCGTCTTTTTTAACACATCTTTCTTGTCCACTCTTCTAACTGAAAAGGGGTTCAACTCAATCTGAAATGTCCTAATCTGTCAGCTTCGAAGAGCGTCAATTAAAAAGTGGGCGGTTTGTCACCGCCCGAATCTATGCGGTCATTTTATAATCTGTGTTTGCGTATGTAATAAAAGAATAGGTGGCAAGCATCGGCAGCGTTGTCGTCCGTGGGCACATAACCATACTTTTTGCAGGTCTCTACCATCTTGGACTTTGTCGCGTGCCCATCGCCTGTTGCCCACTTCTTGAGTGCGGCAGGGTTCACAAACTCTGGCTCGGGCAGGTTCAGTTCATCGCAGACCTCCAATAGCACCCCTCGCAACTCCGAGAGTCGTCTGAAGTCGTAGAAGTGGCGGTTGATGCTCACATCCTCGGCGACTATCTGCTTTATGTCGTACTTTCGGATAAAGTCGATGAGTAGTGTGCGGAAGGAGCCGTGCATCTTGTTGTCGTTGCGCCGTCGGCTCTCGGTGAGGTTCCAAGTACCTGCCTCGTGCTTCGAGAAGTACCCGCAGTGAGTAGCAATATCCAAGGCGAGGATATCGTCGTGCTTCAGTGTCTTATTCTCCGATGCGTGATTCTCCATTCTCCTTCGTTATTACAAGTTTGTGAGGATAGCCTTCGGCCACATTGCCGTGCGAAACTACGAGGACAGTGCCACCCAGAGCGTTCAGAGCATCGAACATCGATGATAGTCCTGCTTCATCTACTGCTTCGAGTATCTCGTCAAGCACCAACAGGTCCAAACCCTTCTCATCGTCGCAGTTGGCATTGACAAGCTTCTGCATCGCCAGAATTGTTGCGAGGTTCACTCGTGCCGCTTCACCTGCCGAGAACTTTCCGAATGAGCCACAATCAACACCATCACGCAACAGTGAGATTGAGATCTTCTCTCTTACCTTACCGCTTTTGAGCACCGTGTAACCATCAAAGCGAATACGGATATCGCTGCCAATACCTATCAGGAACTCGTTGGTGATACGGCTGAGAGCCTCAATCTTGGTGTTGGCAAGGTAGGTCTTGAACTGCACGAAACGCTCTCGCTGCACCTCCAAGGCGCGTACCTTGTCGTCAACCTCAAACTTACGCTTGGCAGTCTCCATAGAGCGTTGCTTCTCCTGCTCCAATGTTTTGCGTAGCGATAGTGTAAGGTCCTCGGCAGCCATCTCGTTTACCTCTCGGATTGTCTCCTGCAAGGTCTCTATGGCACACTTGGCAGAGCGAATATCCTCTACTATCTTGCGACGCTCACGGCTAAGTGCTGCATTACGCTCATCGATGTTGCCGAAGAACTCGTCAAAGGCTTTGCGGCGTATGCTGTCTATCTCGTCCTGCATTGCAGCAACCTCTGCCTTGGTGCGTTTGCGGTTATGCTCCGCACGCTCCACCTCGCTTGTAGCACTGCACACAGCTCGCTCGTGATCCGAGAGTTCCTGCTCCCATCGTGAACGGTCGCTATCCAATGTGCGACGCTCGCTGTTGAGTTTGCTCTGCTGCATCTCTGCCTCTTCCGAAGAGTTCTGCTCGGCTTCGATATTGCCGTTAATCTCTGATAACTGCTGCTGGCGTAGGCGGAGTTCCTTGGTGCCAGCTTCGATGTCGAAGTTAGGTTGTGCCACCAAGAACTCGTGGCCACACTTCGGGCAGGTGATAGAACCTGCCAACTTATTCGACAGTTCGTCAATACCCGCAGAGATTACTCGGCGTTTACGGCGCAACTCTTCAAGGCGTGAAGCGAGGCTGCGGAGCGTCTTGTCGATCTCCTGCAAGCGGGTGCTGTACTCCTCGCACTTGTCGCCATAGTGCGTAACGAAGTCGGTGTATTGAACCTTGAACTTCTCAAAGGCATCGTACTTCTCCTTCAATATCGCCTCTGCGTGATTTACCGAGGCATCGAGGTTTTCGAGTGACGACTGAGCAAGCAATAAATCCTCCTTCTTGAGTTTTAGCGTGTGATTCCAATCTGTTCTCCGAGCATTAGGAAGCAGTATCATCACAGCATTGATAGCCTTCAAGCACTCCTCCAAAGAGGTGTCCGATGACTCCAATGCCTGCAACTCTTTGTCTGCCTTATCCACCTCTGCAATAGTAGCGTCTATAGTGCTCAGAGTCTCCTTATGGGTGCGGATATACTCGCGCTTTGAGGCTATTGCCTCCTCCAACTCGGCGATGCGTGTCTCACGGCTGCGGCCACGCTCTTCACCTGCTGCAACCTCCTTTGCTATCTGCTCCTGCAACATCTCGATACGACCATCAATACCTGCAAGTTCGAGGTCTATTTTCTGCTGCTCACTGCTGAGCGGCTCGATATCCTCCTCAACACGGGCGATGGCCTCATCTACCAAGATACCGTTGGAGAAGCGGTTTATAATCTCCTTCTTCTCCTTATCCGACGAGGACAGGAAATCCTCGTAGCGATACTTCGATAGGATAAAGTTGTTGAGCAACTCCTCGCGTGTGATACCCAACTTCTCCAAGATATACTTGTTGTAGGCATCTACGGAGTGCTGTACAGCCTCGTCAGTCGTTACAAGTTCGCCACCTCGATAGAGTTTGCAGGCGACTGTCGATGCTCCCTTGCGAGGTATCGAGCGAGTAATGATGAGTTCCTCATTCGATGCGTCATTTGCAAGGTGTAGAGTGATGCGACACTGCTCGGCAGCATCGTTGATAATCTCCTCGGTGCGTATCTTACGCAGCGGGCTACCTGTGAGCCCCACGGCTATACACTCCAAGAGAGCTGACTTCCCGGCACCGTTCGATTGCTGGGAGTCATTGTCCTTATTGTTGCCAAATATCAGTGTTGTTACTCCCTGTTGCAGCGTATATGCCAGCGAGCGGAAGGCACACAGATTTTCGGCCTCTATACTCTTTAATTTCCACATTGTCCTTCGATTTTAGATAAATACTCCAATCCGATTGCTACATCGTCTATCTGCTTCTCGCGACAGAACTCCTCATAGGTCTCGCGGATGCAGTGGCTGTCGAACTTCTCAAAGAGCGAAGAGGCTGCAACCTCCAACATCTCCTCATCATCGGCGATAAGTTCCACCTTCGTGGCTCCTGCATCAAGCAGAGCAGCCTTATCCACCGACTTCATAGCAGCCTGCGGAGCGTGAACACGAACCTTGACTTTGTAGCGACCATCGGCATCAATCTCTCTGAGTTCATCCATAAGGTGAAGACCTGCACGCTCTGCCGAGACATCAATCACTCGGTAGCGATTGTTCACATTGTTCTTGATAAACTCGTGCGAGCCGTCAGTGTAGATTACCGTGTAGCCCTTCTCCTCATCTTCGCCGAAGTTGTGCTGGCGCGATGAACCGATATATTCGATGTTCGGAGCGATTGTATTCCTGTTATGATAATGTCCAACAAGGACTTTATTCCATTTCGAGAAGAGTTTTGCTGGTAATTCTGTCTCGGTCGCTTCACACAATCCGCCTCGAATTCCTTCGTGAATAATTAGGATTCTAAAAGCCTTTGTCCCATCAAACATTACTTCCTCTAACTCTTTGAGCTTCTGCACAAAAGTTCCTTGTTCGGGGAAATACGAGATGAGACCAATCTGAACATCTTTAAGAATAGGGAATTTGAGATAGGTGTCAACAACTATTACATTGCTGAAAGAATCAAACACATTACAATATCCCCTTGGAGACTCTTGATTCACTTTACAGTGATTGCCATTAATCATTACCACCTCTATTCCAGCCTCTTTACACGCCTCAAGCACATCGTGGATTGCCAATAGAATATCCAATGTTTGTGCTGCACGACTAAGAACCAAATCACCTGCGAAGAAGATATACTTGATGCTTTTATCTTGACAAATGGAAATTGCCTCGTGCATATTGAGTTTGAAGGCCTCTACAGTATCTTTTCCACAATGCGTATCCGCAAGGACCATTGCAATTGGATATGCATCTATATTTTTACTCATATCAGTCGGTCACATCTATTTTATAGTTAATCATTGCTTGATATAAGTCAGGAGAAATGCGATCTTTGTACTTGTTGGCAACAGCACATATCCGGGCTTCTTTAGCCTTCTTATAGGCTTCAAAAGCCTCTTCTACAGTTCTGTAGCGGCCTAAAAACAGAGTCTTGCCAGAACCATCGTGCATACTTGCCTTATACCTATTGCGTCTCTTCTCGTAATGAACACCTTGTGGCGTATCACCACGATAATTTAATCTCCTGACGAACAATTTATTGATTTCGGGAGGGACAAACACGCATTTATCAGGAGCATATATTTTATTCCCCTTGTAGAGAATATCCTTATCCAAATGCCAACCATCTTCTCGATATGGAGCAGTATCATAAAAGTGTGCAAAATTTTGGAAATCGTGCCACTCTTCGCATACAGCACTACCGATGTATGATGGCTCTTTAAGATGAAAATCTTTTGAATAGCATCTTTGAAACATACTCGCCCAAACTTTATAAATATTGGAATGAGTCGTTGGACTATATGTACCTTCTGAATGCGTAGTATTTCCCATGTACCCATTAGGATTTCGATGTTTAGCCATACAGATAATGGTGTACAGGCAGTTTACCTACCTGCACACCAAGGTTATGTTATCTGCGGCGGCGTGGACGCTCCTCGGCCTGCTCCTCATCATCACTCTCTGCCTCCGCCTCTTCCTCGGGCTTGGGACCCTCCAACTCGCGCTCAATCATATCGAGCAACTCACGGTTAGAGGTAGAGCGGGTAATGCGGATAGGCAGACGCTCCTGGTCGATGTAGCCTCGAATCATTGCACGGAGCTCCTGACCCTCCTCGGTCTTATCTCCAAGACCCTCGGCCTGCAACTCCTCGTAGCGTTCAAAGAGGTCATCGAGTGAGAGCGGTCCTGAGCCATTCTGCTCATTCTCCTTGTTATCCTTAGAGCGGCGGTCGAACGAGAACTCCGAGGTGTCCTCCTTCGGAAGCTCTGCTGCGAGGGTTGCGATGACCTCCTTCATCTCGTCACTCTCCATAAGGTTCATACCATAGAGCGTGTCGCTCTGCTTGAGGAACTCCACGGTAGCACCGAGGTGATAGCGGGTGTAACGATAGATGATTTCAGGGATACGAGGTGCAGCGAGCAGTGCGGTGAGCTCCTCGCGGCTCAGAGGCAGCGTATCCGACTCATTGTCGATAGAGATGACATACTCGGTCTTGGCACCATTCTTACGCTTCTCAATCTCTACGGGGTATGCCTCACGCACCGATGAGATAGGACAAGGATAGCTCGGATTCTTCTGCAACTTCTTCGACCAGAGCTTGAACTTGCGCTCATCGAGCTCCTTGAACTGTGCGTGCGAGAGAGTCATCATCTGCAGACCCTTGCCACGCTCGCTAAGGTCATAGACATACATGCAGTGACCATACCCATACTTCAAGCCACCGCCAAACGAGCCACCGTCAATCTTCTCGGCGAGTTTCTCATCGCCCATCTCCTTGGCTGCTGCCACGGCCAACTTACGGTAGGTCTCGATAGGATCTACGCTGTAACCTGCATCCGTAGCACGGGTGACGGTAACATACATCTTCGAAGCCTTAGCACCATTGCCCGGCTTCTCCAACTCGAGCAACAACTGATGTACGGGGAACTCATAGCCCGGGCGTGATGGCGTACCATCCTGATTAGGGGCAATAGGCAGAATACGCAGGCGGTAAATGCCAAACTTGTCCATACGGAAGAACTCCGTGCGGGCAAAGCTCCGATTCTCCTCTTGTGCGCGTAGTTGCGCATCTTCATACGACTCCTGACTCTTCAGGAACATCTCCTCAATGGACATCGATTCCATGCCATTGTTTTTTTCCAAATCTTCTTGCATCTGAAAACTGTTTTATGGATTAAAAAATGCCCGAAGACGATGCACCTTACGGCACACCGTGAATCTGGAAACAGACGGACGGGTTCGGTTTCACCATCCGTTATCAACTGAAAAAATTGGGAGAAAAGTCTCGCTGACTGTATCCTAAAAGAGTGGATACTCATTTGACAAATAGAAGGACCTTGAGCGGTCGGAGTACAAAGGTATGTATAATTTACTGAACGACAATAGCTTTATATGAATGTTTTACATATTATTGTTAGTCAGCGCTTTGCGCTCTGGTTTTAATAATATTATTAACTTCTTCAAGTGTCATATCCTCATCAATAGCTTGTTTCTGGATACGACGCTTCAGGGTCATATGATTCTTGCGGATATACTCCTGAGTCTTATGCCGCTGGACGCTATCATAGTATTTTTGACGCTTCGGCGTCAGTACCTTGCCACGCAGACAGTAGCATCCCTTCTCCTTGTACTCATTGAGGTATCGCTGGAACTTCGGCTTCTTATACGAAGTATCCTTTGAAGCTTTGGCAACAGAGTCGATAACCCACCATTCAGGCTCAAAGGGTACTTGCATACTGCAAAGTTGCTTGAGAATGCCATAGACTATGGGCATCTCATAGCGAAGCATAAAGCCGATACGTGTCTCATCGAAGGGGAAACGCCTAAGCGTCCCCTTCGGTCTTCCTCTTCCTCGATCTGTTATCTTTACTCTCTTGGTGCGGCGTCTCTTCCGCTTCGTCTTTTTCTCTTCCATCGTGGATGCTCTTTACTGGTTCTACATGTTGTGGAATACGCCTTTCGGCAATACGCCTGCGACTCTCGATGTCGCCCATTACATTGATTCTCTTTTTCATTAGACAAAGTATGTGAAGTTTAACTGACAATTTACATTGTAGAAGCCTCGCTCGTAGAGTTGTAACTTACGCTGACCGCCATAGATGGTAAACGAGGAGCCTCGGTTATACTTATGGTCATCGTTCCAGTTGGCTGCCGTGCAGCGTACACTGTACTTCGGAGGTTGAATCTTATTTGGTATCATTGCAATGACACCTCCCCAGTTGCTACCATCACGCTTGGCTGTGTTAATCTCACCCTGGATAGATACGATGCTGCCTATCTGACGGACGAAGAGGTTGCGGGTGTCGGTTCCCTGACCGCTGTTTTCCATCTGCATCCAGCCTGTATCAATGAGCAGCGGCTGGTACTCCTCGGCAAAGGCTGCACCGAGCGTGCGGCATACCTGACGCTGTGCCTCGGGGCTACCCAACACAAGGTCTGTGAGTTTGGCATCCTTACGCAGGTAATCCTTGACAATCTCATCTTTGGAGAGCAGATTCAGCTTCTCACGCAGGATAGCCTGTGCCTGAGCAGAACTCTTGCCTTGAGCCACCAAGTAGTTGATGTAGTCCTGGAAGAGGTTCTCCATACGGGCAAAGCGGCCATCAGCACCAGTGCGGGTATATAGCTCCAAGTTCTTGGCTATGGTTGCGAGTTCGGTTGAATTGTAGCCATCAAGCAGCCAGTTAGCCTTCTTCTTAAGCTCCTTGACTATGGCAGAGGTGAGGACATATCCTTCAACTTGTGCGTGCGACTTGCCCTCGTGATCCGTGTAGGCGAAGGCTCCCGTCTCGATATTATTCAGTTTATCACGCATCTCCGAGGTGAAGATGATACCCTGATATGCCGAGTCTGTACCGAGCTTGCCGGCCATCATATTGTCTATCTCCGTTGTCGAATACACTTCGAGGTTTCGGCGTGCCTTGCTCTTATCCGCTAGGTCGCTAAGGTTGGAGGTCTTGGTGAGTTTCTGTTCACCAGTACCACCTTTCTCGGCATCAAGCGTAGCACGCACAGCCGCCTGACGCTCCGCCTTAAGAGCCTGTGCCTGCTCCGGTGTAAGGTTATTGACCTCATCGGCTGTGAGGCGTACAAGTTCCTGCAAGCCCTCTGAGATCTGCAAGAATACCTCTTGGGATTCGGGCTTGGAGTAGACATCGAGAGCTGTGCGGGCTGCTCCCTTATCCACGACATCACGGAGGTTTTGGTCGGCAGAGAGCTTTGTCTTCAATGCTTCTGCTACAGCACCAGATGTTACATAGCCTGTGCCACCTTCGGTAATACCACTCGTAGAGATAGCATCGAGTTTTCGCTTGTACTCTGTGGTAAAGTCCTCGGTAGAGAGCTGCTTGCCATCAACCTTGTCTACTTTGCCATTCATACCATTTGTGTATGTAGTAACAGTAACATAGGTGTCAGCAACAGACTTGCCATTTACCTTGAGTGTGCCGATGATATCCACCGAGCCGAGAGGGGCAATAACAATATCGCCTAACGCATTGCGAACCACAAAGCGATAGCTATCTGTCGTATCAAAGCCCACAGCAGCAATCACCGCTCCGGCGCTATCCTTCCACGAGAGTGTATTGAGTAGTTTGGTATCATCCTTTGTGTAGGCGGTATTGCAGAGGTCGATGCCTCGTCCTGCACTATTTACCGAGAAGAGTCCATTCACCTGTGCCGTAGCTCTCTTGCCTACAACTTTGAATATTGGAGTCAGAGATAGTTTGCCATCGTAGACTGAAAAGTCACGGAACTTCGTGCCACCACCTTCTACTCCGTAGTAGTTGATGCGTATTGTTCCTTCGTCTGTAACATCCTGTGTATTGTAGATATCGCAACCCTGAATATGGATTGCGCCGATACGGGAATTATCGCTGAGCGATGTACCATAAGAGATACCATCACCCGTAACTCGTGCCAACTCCTTGCCTTGCTTCATAAATGAGAAGGTGCCGTCTGTACGGATTACAATCTCATTAACCAAAAGACCATTCAGGTATGCTCCGAGTGAGGCATTACCATCGCTTTTGACTATACCTTTGAGCGAGTATCCATTCTCGCCACTTACAGAAACTGCCGTCTTTGAGTTTATCTCCTTGTTGGCTGTAAACACGCCTGCCAGCACCAAATCCTTCTTGATGGTCTGACGCTGGAACGGAGTTTCGAGCAGTACAGCGTAACGCCCGAAGAACTTATCGATAAAGCGAGGGGCATAGTCGGCTCGTACCTCGATAGCCGCAGGAATCTTGCCAGTAACGGGATCTGCTGTAGTTGGCACTGTCTTACCCGCAGCACAGAGGTAGCAGGTGCGGCCACGCTTGTTGACCTCATTGGCATAAACAACCGACTCGTGGCGGTTGCTCTCGTAGATATAGTATGGGAAGACTGCATCCGTAACTCCTTCAAAGCGGCGCACCTTGCCTCCCAGCCACACATAGCCGGGCGAAATGGTAGAGCCCTCGACCGTACAGCCTGAAATGATAAAGTCAGAACAGCCGTCAAAAATAGTGCTCATACTGAGGGCCAACTCTTGAAGGTTTAGTATATCATCCGAATAGGTGTATCGTCCACCCGTTTCTGCTACATATTCTTTCATTATTTCGTGTTCTTATTTGGTTCGTACTCCTCTTCATCAATCTTAATCAGGTAGGTCTTACCGGCAATCTTGTAGGTATTCACGACATACGAGAGCATATAGACCAGGTCCTGTGGCGGTATCTTAATGGGTGGCACGCAGACCATAAAACTTACCTTGTTTATTAGCTTCTCCTCGATATATCGGTAGAATGGTCTGGGCTTCTCATCCTCGCTTGTGGCGGTGATGGACTCGCCATTGTACCACACGGTGCAGGGACGCATATACTCGGCATCTTCGTGGTAGAGATCCACGCCGACACTCTCGCTCTCCTTGATAAAGATTCTATCTCGGCTATCCTTGAAATACTTCGAGAACTTATAGTTTAGGAACCACTCAAAGTAGAGAACCTGCGATGTCATTCGCGCCTCGATATGCTTCTCACGGGCAAAGGATCGGAACCACTCATTGATGCTTTGCAGGGGATAGAGAGCACTCTGCACAAAGAGTATAAACCGTCGCCCCGCAAGGTAGTGCGGAACGAGACGGTTCACTAACTTATCTATGGGCAGCTTATATCTACTCATGGTTCTCCACTTTAAGGATTATAGCCTCACGGAACGATGGCAGGTCGGCCTCCTCATCCTTACCCGAAGACTCTTTCAAATAGCCAGATGCGGTATAGGTCATGCGCTGCACACGCTGCATAGGCTGGATATTTCCGTCCGTGTCGTGGCAGGCGATAAACACTCCCTGCTCCGGAGTAGCTGACTCATCGATGAAGACATCCGTAACATGCTCAGCCTTACGAATGGCATCAGTAAGGCGAGAAACATAGACTGCCGCATCAAACTCGATGTTCATCACATACTCCTTGAGTTGCGCCTCGATGGCATCGTACATCTCAGACTCAGGGATAGCGCCATCATAGAAAACCGTAAGGCGTGGAATAAGGACATCACCTTTTGTGGAGATGACCTCAACACGAGTGCCTGCAAACTTCAACTTGCCGATATAGGCATTGATAGGCACAAGTTCCTCGGCAGGGATAGCCTCAAGGTTACCCTTTGTGCCTGTCGCTACCTTCAAGATAAGTTTGCAGTCTATATTCTGGTCATCGGTGCTCTCGACATACGATACCTGTGTGATGATTCTCTTTGTCTCATCCACTGCTGCATAACCAAAGGCGAGACCATCTTCACGAACTATCAACTCATCGCCCTGCTGGTATTGCAGAAGAGCATTGGCGTAGTAGTTAGGAGTTCCGTTGATACGCCCATTGATAGCCTCTGTGATATCCACAGCAAAGACATCGAGGAGCGTCTCAAAACTGTATATCACGGCAGCAACAACCCAGAGGATGCCATTCATAACTGACATCTTCGAGTCGCTCTTAAACTCCGAGAGTTCGAGGCGTTTGTTGCGCTCCGCAACGGCTGTGTTGTATATATCTTTTATCGTTCTACTCATACTGAATACTCCTTTTCGTTAATGATAAACTTCCATTTGCCACCCTCGTTCCAACTCTCCTCGTGGGTAATAACCCATATTGCCTCCATGCCCGAAGTGATGATGTATCTGCCCGTCTGCTCATCGCGTGTCGGCTCTTGATAGACTCCCGTAGGTACTGCTGTGATGGTTACTTCGCAGTTCCTTCGATTGCCGTACCACTCAACCATAGCGATAAGCCACTCATCAAGTACGGTGGGTTTTATGCGTGCATCTGTGAGGTTTAGTTGCATCAGTCCTCGGCACTCTACAAGCGGTTTAAGGTTGCCACAACTCAACCCTGAAATATCGAGCGAGTATATGCCATTCACCATCTGAAGACTATCGAGCGTAAGAGTTGCATCCTTAATGGTTAACTCTTCGATAGGCAGAGGTCGCAAGATAACAACCGAATTTGGTTTGAGTCCGCTCCAATCCACCTGTTTGAAGTAGGCATCGGTAAACCAGCGTACTCGGCGTCGTTTACGAACCTTGCTGTCAAAGGTGTGTTTGAGTATGCGAGGCTTGTCAGTCAAGGTTACTATTTCTGTATCGCTATTATCACCCCAGTCGATTTCCAATGTGCCTATGCCCGATACCGAACACTGCGCATTGAGAAGTTCCGTAGGTAGCGAGAAAGCCACAGCGAAGGGCTTTGTGAAGACCTTTGGATATACATGGTGCTCGCCATTAGAGGGGACAATGCCGTGCATTTCGTTGTAGGCAACAACATCGGCGTTGATAATAAAGTCATCCGAGTAGATAAGTTCATCACCAACCTTGAGTGTTGTATCCAACGAAAGTTCTGTATTGCACATCATCAAATCAACGATGCCCTCGATACTACCGTAGATATGTAGTGCGATATCGTAAAGGTTCTGACCCGCTATAACTCTATATTTACCCATTGTTATCCTCCTTCTCCACAGTTTCTAATAGCAGTTCTCCCGTTACGGAATCCATATATGCATTCTTTATAATCATCTTATCGGATAAGAACTCGGCCTGTAACTTGGCTGCAAGACCGTTATTCTCCAAGCTGGAGTGCAGGAAGTCGATAAGACCCACACCCGTTGTTGGATGCTGGTAGTTGTTGCCTGCCGATGCCTTCAATAGGAAGGTTTCGTTTTGTGCTTTGGCTGCACCGATATCAAAATCTGTCTCCTCGCCCGAGAAGATAGCAAGATAACCATCTCGCAAGAGGAGGTTAAAGATGCCATCTTCATTGAGCGAATAGAGTTCGGCAAGGGTGACAGCGGAGTTCCCCGAAGTCGATTCCACCATAACCGGGAACCATATTGAACCAGATACGCTGTTACGTAGGAACTCTGTACCACCCGAACCTAAAGGCTTAACTATAACAATGGAAAGAAAGCGCCTATCTGGTGTGTAAGGCAAAACAATATGGATGCCCTTGCTGTCGCTGTAAGACAGCATAAAGCCTGCGGGTACGACAATCTCACAGTAGCGATAGTTATCGTTATCCGCACCCTCCACGCTGTCGAGCAGACGACACTCGTAGAAGGTCTTACCAGCAATATTACCGGAAGTCTCTACCTCGCCATACTCGGCATCCATTGTTATATCTTGTCTTGCCATAAACTCTTTTGGAAAGAGTAGCGGAGTTTCGTTGTGAAGGTTTACACATTATTGAGAAATCATAATTCCATTTGAGATATTTTTGGTATCTTTGTGGGATGCTGGGTGAGAGTTAGTGTACACCTTGAGCATATTAATTAAAAATACTGATATATTGATTTTTACAATCGGATTATATATCTTTACATCAATAAATCGAAATTTTATGGTCACTTATTTTGATGCATGTGAGATTCTTGAAATGCTGTCTGAAGCATCTGTAAAGGTGTTTCTGGACGGCGGTTGGGGTGTCGATGCACTTATAGGCAGAGAAACAAGAATACATAACGACATCGATCTGTTCGTAGAGAAGAAAGACTATGGTAAGGCCATATCCGTGATTACCTGGAAGGGATACAGAGAAGTTGTAATGGACTATACGACCGATAGCCATACTGTCTGGAAAGATGACAACGGAAGAATAATCGATCTGCATTGTTTCGAATATGTCGAAGATGGAATTCTATATGACGGATACACTTTCCCAAGCGAAACTTTCTCAGGTAAAGGAAATATCGGGAATATTGAGGTAACATGCATAAACCCGGAGGCACAGGTACAGTTCCATCTTGGATATGAATACGATGAAAATGATGTCCACGACGTCCTGTTATTATGCAGAACTTTCAATCTTGAGATACCGGAGCAATATAAAACTCACATCTGATTCAATATGCTATGATTACTGATAGTTATGATATTGAAACTGAACCAATGATCAATCTGTTTGATTTCCACGGCAGACGTGGAGATTTTGCAGATATATGCCTGATAATATTCTCGAAGGAGATTCATCGGCATTTACTTGATTCCTACGAATCTGAAATTATTGCAACTATGCCGGCTTGCAATGGCGATACGCATATCTATAAAACAACTTATAAAGGAGTTACGATAACTTTCTACCTGTCAGGAATAGGTTCAGCAGTAGCATCCTCTCAATGTCATCTTGCAAGCTGGCTAACTGGAGCATCAAAGTTCATTATGTTCGGTTCCTGTGGCAGTCTTGACCGTACAACCACACAAGGTAGATTTATCATACCGACACAAAGTTACAGAGGGGACGGGTGTTCATATTATTTTGCAGCACCAGCCGACTATATTGATATAGCCGCAAGCAAGGAACTTTCCATAATTTTCGACAAATTATCTGTACCATATATTACAGGTAAAATATGGACGACAGATTCGATGATCAGAGAAACAAAAGGACTTGTACGCAAACGTATGGAAGAAGGGTGCATCGCTGTAGAAATGGAATTGGCTGGAGGTCAATCTGTGTGCGACTTCTACAATTTGAAGTTGTATGCTTTTTTTGAAGCAGGTGACATTTTGGATACAAATGGATATGAAGCCAAAGGCTTGAACAATGCCAACCATAGTTTAAACAAACTTTATATCGCTTTAGAAACGGCAACCTACATCTGAAGTATATCAGAATTGTAAATTCGAATTTAATGAACGGTATGTAGAACATAGCGGAACAAGGCAACAAGTACTTGACAACTAATCTCATTCCCGTATTTTTCTTCCAACGAGAAAAAATGATTACCTTTGTTAGTGCAATGATAGAAAAAACAAGCGTTCTTTGTGGCTGTTGTAGGGTATGTGCAAGAGATTAAAGATGCTGTTTCTACAACTTTCCCTTCCATAAAAAGGCAACGGACAGGTAGCATTTCTTTCTCTAATACCCACCATATACGGCTCCTTCTGCCGAAATTAACAATATGGTGAGGTAACACAAAAATGGTATATGTACCAACCACTTATCAAATTTCACCCTTATCCTGCCATTATTATGCAAGTTCTGTATATTTTTGTACTACGAATAGGAACAATATGAAGATTATACTTACAGGAGCTACGGGATTTGTTGGCGAAGGTATATTGCTTGCGTGCCTTGATAGAGAGGAGGTAGAGAAGGTGCTGAGCGTAAGCCGTCGCCCGTGTGAGATTTCGCACCCAAAGCTCGAAGAGTATATCGTGGAGGACTTTATGACGCTGCCCGTAGATGATCCGAAGTTGCAGGGGTATGATGCTTGTTTCTTCTGTGCCGGAAAGAGTAATATCGGTATGTCGAAGGATGATTACTACCACCTTTCATACGAGATTACGATGCACTTTGCGAAGGCTATTGGTCCGAAGCGAGAGTTTGTCTTTATCTATGTCAGCGGAGCAGGTACAGATGAAAACTCAAATCAGTTTTGGTCACAGACAAAGGCAAAGACAGAACGAGATTTAAGAGCCTTGCCATTCAAGGCGGCATACGGTTTTCGTCCTGCGGGTATGAAACCATACAAAGGTCAAAAACGACTTCAAGGCTGGGGCAAGTATCATTGGCTCTTCACTTGGATACCAGGTTTCTCAAACACTATCGAGGAGGTCGCAAAGGCAATGATAAGTTGCGTGAAGTGCGGTTATTTCCGTCGCATAGTTGATGTAAGGGATATAGATACACTATCCAAGTGGTGTAAATAAACAAGAGGTCGCAATTTTGCGACCTCTCTCATTATGCCTCTGCATTATAAACTGCCTCTACCGTTGCCCACATATCGTCAGGCAACTCCTCATCAGAAATCTTCTCGCACGCACGGCGGAGATACTCCATCTCATCCTTCGAAAAGTCTACAATCAGTGGTGTCTCCTTCTCGACATCCCACTCAAGGCGGTTGTCCTCCTGGTTCTCACGGAAGTTAATCTCTTTGCGCTCCTCTTCACTGATAGCGATCTTACGAAGAATCTCCTTTTTGAGATTGAAATCCTTGAAGTTCCCCTTCGCTGGAAGGAATGTTGGCAGGTAAAGTCTGTCTTTAATTGAAAGTTCCATATCGTTAATATTTAATGTGATTACTCAACTTCTGCTGCGATGGTTGCGACCTCAGAGAGGATATTCTCAATCTGTCCAACGGCATCGGCAACATATTTGGCAATATCCTTTCCGAATGGCATATTGATGGTTACGCTACCACGGTCGTAGTAGATGCTACCTACGGCAATGCGGTGTTCATTTGTTGACGGCTTGAAAGCAGTTGTTTGGACACGCTCCAACACGCCATCTGTAATACTGTACTCCAAATTATAGGAGCCATTCTCTGTGGTAGCCTCGGCCACCTTTGTAATGATTGTACTTGTTACTTTCATATCTGCTGTTTCTTTAAGTATAGAGTGGTTTTAATGTTTGGGGTTATGGGAGAGGAAAAATTATTTCCAATCTCCCGTAGAAACTACCAAAAAACTGAATGAGCCATCGTTTGTACTACTGTCATCGGCTGTATACACATCGAAATAGTAGCTATACAATGCCTTCAATGTCGCATAAATCGGAGTACTATCTACGGCTGAGAAAATACCACTCAAGAATACTTGAAAGTATCCTGACATATTCCAACTGCTCGACATATAGATGCGATATTGACCTTTGCCCAATCGTGATACGGTTATCGAACTGCCATCAAAGGTTTGGTACTTGACAGAATAACTGCTGGTTGATGACACGGTAACTGTTCCTTGTGCAAGGAACTTCATATTCTTACCATATTTCTTCGAGGTCATCAGGTCAAGGCGATTTACCACAATCCAGCCAAAAAAGGTCGTATTATCTCCATATCCAAGCAGCTCAACCAACTCACGCGAGAAGGAGATAGTCGATTTAGAGATACCGTCCTCGTAGAAGTATTTGCCACTGGGAGCGGTGATACTCATTGTTCCTACGGTGGTATTTGAACCCCACTTGTAGTTAACCAGACACACACGACGGCCACTATGGTCCAATGTCCACGGAAGAGGAATATCCTCATCCCACGAACCTCGAATAGCTACCACATGGTCATACTTATTGAAGTTCATCTGCGGGTCTTCGCCACCGATGTAGATACTGCTATCATTGAGAATAAATGGGTTCTTCACCGTTCCGATAACCTCAACATCTTTGAATGTTCCCTTCTGGGCAGTGATATTACCATCCACATCCCAAGCGAAGTTCCCATTAGCAACAGAGCCTGAGCCGTCTGCATTAAATTTTATCTTATTTGTTCCGAATGTTGCAGAGCCATCTGACTTCAATCCCCAGTAGTCTATGCCCGTGTTAGGATTATCGTGATAGATGTAACCCGTACTAGACATCATAATACGGTGTCCTGAACTTGGTGACGAGGCGGTAAGAGCACTTGTGCCAATGTTCCATCCACCAATCTTTCCCGCTACAGCTGTGATGCCAGTACGGTCTAGCGTAACTTTGACATTGTTGCTTGCGTCTCGCACAGAAATACTGCCATTGTAAGTGCTACCACCAACGACCAAAGCACTATCCACGATAACTTGATTAGCCTTGACAGTGCCCGTATAAACACCATTAGCATCTATGGTTGTGGTGTACTTCTCTGCAGAGGTAAGGTCAAAGACCGTAGCGTAGGCTACCTGCCAAACCACGGGCGCATCGGATGTTCCTTGTGTACCATCGAGGTAGTAGTAGTGTGTAGTTGAGAAGTTTGAGGTTCCACAAACAACCTTGTAGATGTACTCACACCAATCTCCTGTACCTGCATTTGCCGTAAGCCAACGGCTGGTGCCTCCCGTACCGATGCTATTAGAGCCAAATAGCAAATTGTGTCCGACCGGGATCTTTGCAATAATTCGGGCAATAAACACCTTACGATTACTACACATAGTTCCAAAATAGAAACCACCATTATTGGGCGAAGCTGTACCAGTGGTCTTAATTTGGATAACATAACCGCTGTCATTAGGTGCTGTGGCGTCTGCTAATCGCGTATGGGTAACCATTCCGCTGCTGGTGTTGTTATAGATACCCATAGAGTTATTACCATTGATGAATGTAGGATCTCGATAGAGCATCTTGCCAAAAGCCATTGCCGAGGCAAGCTCCTTTGCAGTGGTAATGCCCGTAGTCCACTGAATGGTTACTGACGATCCAAATGTCACCAAACCAGCAGCATTCCACGAGATGTTACCTGATGCTATCTGACCTGAGCCATCGTTATTGAGTTTCCATTTTGCCCCGTTAGCAATAGAGCCATCACTGCCAAGAGATACATTTCCCTTGCTGATAGTTGTAGCGGTAATTGCCCATCCGGCAACCTTATTAGATGAGCCAAACGATGCAATTGTAGAGCCTGAACTATTGACAGCAAGGAATCCAAAATCCGAGTCACTATTGTAGTACAACTGCACACGCTGACCACTGGTAGCCGTGCCAGTAGTACTATATACAACAACACGCTTGTTTGTAGCATCGAGTGCAATCTGTGAGTGGCTGATTTTGTTAGATGCGATAGTCCAACCACCAATCGAACCCTTCGTGAAAGTACACTCAAGACCATTGATGTAGTTTGTGTTGATAATATCGCTCTTGATACTTGCCGCATCGAGTTTTGCTGCAGTGATACTACCCGCAGCAATGCGATCTGCCGAAAGCGTTCCTGTTTTGATACTTGAAGCGTTAATACTAACAGCATTTACCTGCGTTGCTGTTAGCGTACCAGTATATACGCCCGTGGCCGACAGCTTTGTCAGTTTGGGATACTCATCTCCACCAAGAGCTGTGGTAATAGCGTCAATATCCTCAGTCCATGCAACGGAAACGGAATTAGCAAAAGTTACATTGCCACTTGCATCCCACGATATATTGCCCGAAGCTATTTGTCCTGAGCCATCGTTATTGAGTTTCCACTTTGTCCCATTTGTGATAGAGCCATCACTGCCGAGCGAGACATTACCTTTGCTGATAGAGGTGGATGTGATAGCCCAACCCGCAATCTTGTTCGACGAGCCAAGCGATACGATGCAAGTTCCAGCCGAATCTGTTGCCCAAAAACCAAAATCCGAGTTACTATTGTAGTATAGCTGTACTCGCTGTCCCGAAGTAGCAGTAGCCGTTGATGCATAGACTACAATACGCTTATTTCCTGCATCAAGCGAAATCTGGGAGTTGTAGATTTTATTCGAGGTGATTGTCCAGTTGCCAATCTTACCCTTTGTGAATGTACACTCCAAACCATTGATGTAGGTCGTATTGATGATATCACTCTTAATGCTTGCGGCATCAAGCTTATCAGCGGAAATACTACCTGCTGCAATACGGTCAGCAGAGATAGTACCTGCAGTAATCTGCGAGGCGGTAATACTGCCTGTGTAGATGCCTTCTGCGGTGATCTTGGTCAGTTTCGGGAACTCATCGCCACCCAAAGCATCGGTAATCTCGCCAATAGGCTCGGTCCAGTTGAGTGACACGGAGTTTGCAAAGGTTATATTGCCACTTGCATCCCACGAGATATTCCCTCCGGCCACAGCACCTGCACCCGTAGACTCCAAACGCCACTTATAGCCACGAATACCTGTAGAGCCAATAGTCATCGAGCCTGATGCAGCAGTATAGGTAGTTGCCGTATTCTTCTTTGTACCACGGTAAATGCTATCGCTGTCGATACTCCAACCACCAATTGTTCCTTTGGTTGTGGTAAGGGTCAGAGCATTGATATTCGATGCTGTGATAAGTGTCGATTTTAACTCATCGGTATTGATATATGTTGCCGAAATTTTACCCGAAGTAATCTGTGAGGCGGCAATATCGATAGCACTGACAGTATCGGCAGAGAGCGTACCTGTAAAGATGCCATCTTTGTCGATATAGGTTGCTCCAACCCATTGCATACTCACCGCTGAGCCGAATTCAATCTTGCCAGTAGATGCGTTATACTTGACATACTCATTACCATAACCCAACTGAGCATTGCCACTATTGTCCACATAGAAGGTCTTGTAGCCATCTTTGAAGCCATAGATGCCATTTACGGTTTCGGTGGTAATAGTTCCCGAAGAGGTCTTGGTGCTTAATGCAAACGAGCCTATGGCTATACCTGAAATCGTACCATCGGTATTCTTGGCTCCAGCAAAGAGTTTGGGAGTGATAACGGTATTGCTATTGATAAGCGTCTTGCCCGTATTCCACTCCTTAACCCAATCGAGGAGATTAGCATCCACACCTGCCGCACCGGTATCTCCCTTCTTGGCTTTGGACCACACGAAAGAGAGTTTATATATTGTGCTAGAAATCGTAATGGGGATATCTATCTTGCCGTGATCGGCAAGCGTAGTCGTGTTGGCCGCAACTGCAAATGTTACGGTCTTATTGGTATTATTGACTGAAATGGATGAGAATCCCGTCGGCTTGGTGATTGTGCCTATGGTAAAGTTGCTGAACGCACTATCGCCGAGGGTTACTGATATTGTAGATGTAACAGATACTGCAGAGAGTATCTTTCCGCTCTGATCTGCGGGGAAAATATACTCTCCGAGCGACTGGGTTATCGTGTAACCATCCTTCTGTATTGTGATTGTTGCCTGACCTCGGGCAATAAGCGTTTGTGCCATACTTCCACTTTATGAAAGTATAGGGCAAAATGGGCTGTAATGGTTGCTGGCTAAAGAATTTTTACATTACCATTGCTGTATCTATTGAAGTGGTAATGCATTGGCGAAAGCTTGCTCGTCTCATCAAATGGTGCGAAATATATCTCATCAGCGATACCTGCAACATACCAATTTCTTGTTTGAGCAGAGTTCCAACTGTGGCGTTCAAAATCACGAATGGTATCAATAAGCATACGACCCTCATCGATAGCCTCCTGATATTCGGCAGGGATACGCTTATACATTGCACGACCAAGGAAGAGTACGACAGGATGCTTATGTTCAAGTAGTATATTTAAGACCTTTTTTTCAAGTGGAGAGTGAAAACCGCTGATAACAACAGAGTCGGTATTGCAAATAGATTCTGCCCAAGCAATACATCTGCTTTCGGCCTCTGGTGTGACCGAGCGAGAAGCGAAGAAGGCTACAAGATGTCGCTCCAACAAATCAGTATTTCCGAGCGAGCTCATAAAAAAGCGTAGGCTGCTGTTGCTCATTTTGTACTCAGGCCTTCGCTGCCATAACCCAAACAAGCAAACAGGCAACCCACGCTGAGTGAACATCTACACACACTACGCCAAATGCGCAATGGCATAAATACACCATTGTGGACATCCTGTCGCTGTTTTGCTGGGTTAATCCAAAGTTGCGAAGTTTGAGTACCGCAAAAACAACTAAAAAATGTCTCTATAAAGACTTGCATATCCTGCAAATCACCCACAAAAATAATCCATTTTTAACAAATATTAGCATTTGAGCCAATAATTCTTTCTGTTACAAAAAATCAGCGGCAGGCAAAATGCCCACCGCCGACGCAAGAAAGATGTGTGTATGTTGTGTTATTTTGAGACTTCGCACATAAGTACGCCCTTGCCAGTAACATCGGTCTTGGCTACTGTGATGCTCTTTCCTGTATAGGTCTTGACAACCGATGTACCTGCCGAGTTCCAGAGCTTCCAAGTGTAGGTATATGCTGTACCATCTGCATCCAACTCCTCGCCATTACGATAGAGAACAGCCTTTGCATCAACATCGTTACCGTTGTTCTTGATGGTAAATCCCTTCTGGCTCACCAAGTCCACGATAATAGGATCGGACATATCGGTAAACGAGATAATGTCGCATACAACCTTATTGGCTGAGGCATTACCTGCCGAGGTATCAGTGTCTTTAATGGCGCACTTGAAGGTCTCGAAGTTGAGCACCGCATCGTTGGTGATAGTAATCTCGTTGGTTGTCCAGCCGGCTGTTACACCTCGCTGGTTGGTAGATGAGAGGCACGCCCAACCTGCACCGAGCATCGCATTGTAATATGGGCACGTTACCGTTGCACCAGAAGATGCAGCAGCACTCAATCCAGAGGTCAATGTAACGACCTTTGTCGAGGTATTGACAGAGGAGATAGTGTATTGAGCAGAGCCGATGGTAATCTTACCGCCAGCCTCCATATTGGCAATAGATGCTACGGTGATGGTAGTTGCTCCAGAGTTTGCTGCTGCACTCAATGTCGTGTTTGCAAATACAGCCGAGTCTTTGATACCCCAAGCATAGGTTACATTGTCGGTATCGATAGTTGCACCACGCCAGAGGTCGCAGTGTGCTTTGAGCGTTGCCACCTCGTCGTTCTTGAATACGATACCATCTGGAGCGTATGCCACAGCAGCAATCATAGCACCGGCGTTCAGGTGCTGGGTAAACTGAATCTCGGAACGGAAAGGAATCTCCAAGCCGTTAGCATCAATGTAAGTCGCCTCAAAGGTATAGCGTACCTGCGGTGCCGATACGGTCATATGGTTTGCCTTGATGGTAAGGGCATACTTTGCCGATGCTGCACCAATCGTACAACTATCCTGGCCCGATGTGATTGCCGTACCGTTTTTATACCACTTTGCCGAGCCGCTCTTGACACCTGCCGTGAGCGATGCGGCATTGCCAACCGATGTAATCTGGTCGGTAGAGCCCTTGCCACTTACAAAAAGAGAAGGCGTAAGAATCAGATACGGCGATGCTGCCCACGAGGGAGCATAGGCGTTTGTATCTTTGTTGTATACTTGTGTTAAGGGCTGCGATGAGCCGATGAATGCTTGCAGGGTTACTGCATCGTTCTGGTCGATGATAGTGACCTGTCCTCTTGCTACTTTGACTGCCATAGTTCGTTATTCTAATGTTGTTGATATCTCTACTTCACAATCGAAGACCGCCTTATACCACACATCCTCTTCGGTAATCTCCAGTTCCTTGCCGTAGTGGTTTGCCGAGTTCCAAATCTCATCCGAGGCGGTATCCTTGCTTGTTCTTCGCCATAGGAAGTTGCCTTCTGGGATAAGATGTGTTATCTCCTCGCCACCTCGGTAAACTCTCGCTACGAGTGTTGTTGAGACTATGCCGTTGCGGAATGTCGTACCATTCTTCGATTCTACATATACAGTATAGGATGGTTCGCCATCATAAAGTTTGAAGATGGTGTGAGTTGCTGTAAATTCTTCGCCATTTAGCGTTGCTGTATATCGCAGTGTCAGCACATCACGCCCCTCCCAACCGTGATAGTTGGCGGCTAACTCGAAAAGCGAGGAGTTGTTGTTAGCATCTCTCCAAGCACCATCTGCCGCAAGGTATTCCCATCGGCGTGATTCGGGCTCGAAGTTATACTCCGTAGCGACGATGGAGATGCTTTGCGGCTCACACTCACCTGTTAGGGCATTGGCATAATGAAATGTTGTGCCACCCGTAAGAGATACTGAGCGAGGTTTTAGTTGTTCCTGCGCCTCCTTATCGAGGTCTTCCCAGCGAATGGTAACATCTCGTAACTCAATGGTATCCTTTGACCACTTGAAACGCCCCGAGGCAAAGTGTCCCGTGCCATCCTGATTGATAACAAAAGAGCCATCGCGAGAGGATATTGAGCCGTCATCGTTAAACCTAAGCAAAGGATTTTGCATTGTTCCGCCCACGCCACCTCGGTTAAACCAGGCACCATACTCCTCGGTATAGTTAAGTGTGCCATCTGTTGCCTGATAAGGTGTTGGCTGCTTGCCTGCTTCCAACTGTGGAGCAGTTACGATAAGTGGCATCTCTGACGATATACCAAGGCTCATATTCGGCGCATCGGATTTGCGTATCGGGAATGATACCTTATGACGCAGCCAACGCTCCGCCTGGTCTATGACAATATCGCCAATTAGGTGCTCATCTTGATAGAAGCGTACTGCACCAACCTCCTCAGCATAAATCCACACAGAGAAGCAGTAGTAGTTGCCGACACGCTCTTTTCTCCAATCTGCGCTCTGGGCGTGGATGTAACTATCGGCTGTTAGGCGTACACACTTGCCAATACCAACCGGTGAAGATGCTGTAACATCATTAGCCCCTGCAAAGCCACAAGAGAGGCTATCCAGAAGTACATTCTTATGAATCTTGCCCACATAGAATGTTGCTCCGAAGCCATTCTCATCGCCTGCGGTAAGCGTTCCTGCGATATTGACATTGCGTGTGGCATAGAGGTTTTGAAAGTATGCTCCATAGCCCTCCAATACTCCGAACACAGGGTCAATAACGCCCGACACCTTGCCTACACGAGCCTTTGTCGCATCAGTAAAGACTGCCACTGATGATAGTCGAATGATATTGAGATCTGCTATCTCGCACCATTCCCCGGCATTGGTAAGGTCTATCGTCAGACTGCGACTATATTGCTTGGGATACTCAACCGTAAGCGCCCACAGTTTGTACCCCCATTCGGTAGATAGCGAGAAGGTGTCTTCGGCATCCAACTTCTCACCATTGGTATAGCCAAAGGAGATTGAAGCCACTGCATTTTGTGAGGCACGAGCCTTAAACGATACCAACAACCTCTCCGGGTGAGATACAGACTCCTCCAAAGTCTGCTTTATACCGTAGGAACCGTTGCCCGTAATGCGGACTATGCGGTTTGCCTCGCTGTCCTCACTGCGGTACTCTGTGGCGGCGTCTCCATAGACGGCATACTTAGCCTTATCGGGAATATCGATAGTGCCTCCCGCCATTGTAGGATAGCACAGTGAGCGTTCTGTGGCCATACCGTCAATGATATCCATGTAGGGAGCATCACTATCCGAGGCGGTGAGGTACATAGCTCCGCTGCGGTCATTGTTCGTAAGGCTTGTGATGCGAACAAAGTCGAGCAGCTCTCCACTCTTAGGCTCATCGCCATCAAGCAGAGCACCGATAAAGTATGGCGACTCCTTACCATCAATGGCATCAACACCCGTCTCCACAACAACCATCAGCGAGTAGATACTTTGGTTTCGCTCAGCATACTGACGGCGCACAATATCTCCGACCTGCAGACCTTGCGTCTTCTGCGAGTCGGAGTCTATGCGAATCTTATATTTAGAGTAGTTATATACCGCCATTGTTATGCTATTTTCTCTACGCTATCGCCCGAACAACTATCGCTAATCCAGAGCGAGCCATTTGTCGCCGAGAGTTTCTTCACCTCAAACTCGTAAGCTCTAAACTTCTTGCGGGCCACAACCTCGTCAAAGGTGGCTGTTGTATTTCCCGTAGTGCGATTAGCCTGTATTGCCCAGCCACTGCCGGCAAAGCCTGCCGAGAAGAACTCCGAGGAGAGTGTTCCGCCAAAGTAGCTGTTGCCATAGTGTTTGATGCCGTCGCTCACAGCCTGCAAGCGAAGAGTCTCTGTTAAGTATAGGACTCCATCGGTCAAACGGGTGAAAGATCCATCAATTCCGATATGCCCAACCGCCTCGATAGGAATATTTGCCGCCACAAAATCGGCATCGGTGCTGACAAAGAATGTCTCGCTGTATCTGTTCTGCGGAGCATACTTGCTGGTGGAAGCACGATGACTGAATGATGTCTTGTGAGGAACGAAAGTTTGAACGCTATCTTTCTCGTAGACTACATCAGATGATAGAGAGATATGCTCCTTATCACCACTGATAAGTATGCCATCAGCCGAGCCAAAGCGTAGGTTCTTATGGATGATGATTCCTTCATCATTGCTATCTATACGATATGATGACAGGAGGTCGGCTCCATAGTTATGCCTTACGGTGAGCGAACCGGGAAAGCAAGCCTTACCGTATGGCGAGAGCACCAGGCATTCGCCGTCGATATCCGAGATGCCAGAGAATAGACGAATCTTGGGAGAGTCATCGCTGCCCAAAAGCAAATCGCCGCCTATACTGCCTAAACGGATGCTCTCACCCTCACGAGTGAGTACAGACTTGCCCGCAATGCGAACACCGTAGCCGTCAAGGAACGATAGGTAGCCACTGAGTGCCACATCTTCGCCCGAGAACGATAGTAGCGTATTGCCCTTATCTCCCAACTGCACGCCATATTTAGCTGACAGTGCACCTCCCAGCGTTGATGTTCCATGAACGGTAAGGTCTTTATGGACTATGCCGTTCTGCATTTCCCAATCAACACTCGAAAGGTTGGCATTGCCCTTATGATAGACATCTTTGCCGCCCACCTGCAATAATGTTGGCGAGATGAAGATTCCGCTCTCTTTATCGCCAATGGTCCATTCACCTATGGAGTGGACAGAGCCACTAAGGAGGTCGATATTCGATGCATCTATAGTTGCAGTGGCCTTATATGGGTCGTAGCGCAGTATATTCCTACCACCAAGATAGAGGGCATCGCCTCCGAGTTTAAGGTTGCCCGTAATCTTTACGCCATACTCAATGGCCGAGACAACACCATCAGCATCGGTAATATATTCCGAGTAGGTTTCAAGGATTCGGGTATTGGCGACACCTGCCTCAAAACCATAGTTGGCACGGAAGATACCGGTCATATCTCCGCCCGTCTTCTTGAGGTAGTCGATAAGCAGACCACCGCCTGACTCACCACCTTCGCCCGTAACAGCTCCGGCAATGGCAGAGGCAAATCCGTAGGCTGTATTTTTAAGTCGTACACTTGTCTCATCTCCCTCTTCAACACCATAGGGATGCTCGGCATCCTTCTTCTGCTGGGCATTGAAGAAGTTGTGGTACAACTGCGAGTAGATCGAGTAACAAAGACTCGACCTATCAAGATGCTTTATGTCGGGATGTAGTTGTACGCTCATTACTTCGTAAAGCTGGTTTTAGAGAGAAATTTCTGAATCTTCGATGAGAGTGAGATAAAGTTCGGGAAGTTCACGGGAGTCATCGTACCCATCAGCGTTGGTGTCATAATCTTGCTGCACTCGGTCATAAAGTCGAGCATCAGCTGCGCTAATTCATTACCCAAAACAAGTGGTTCTGTGGCGTTCTCATCGCCTAATGTTACCTTATTGTCCGCCAATGCAATGGTGGTTGAATTGACCTTCTGAACAACTTTATCTGCCGTCTGTTTAACTTCTGACTTATCGACTGTTTGCGTAATCGTCTCAGCATCCATTACAACCGTAGCCTCCTTGTCTTTGTCGTTCTTAACAGAGGTGGTAACGGTAGTTGCTGTGTACTTTGTCGATGTCTCATTTCCCGTTGGCTCCAACTCATCATAATCTGGTGAAGAGTCGCTGTCGGGGTCTAACTCTTCGGTCTCGGTAACACCAATAGTTGTCTCCGTGTGAGCCGTAAGATTGATGATATTGACATGCGAGAAGTTTACGATGTAGGCATACTTCGTTGCGGCGTCCATAAAGATGGTAACATCTGAAAAGAGCGTCGGCACAATCAGAAAACCACCCTCATTATTCGTGGCAGCAGAGAGCAAGACACCCTTATGGATTATAGGATCTGTGGAGGCTGTTTCATCGGGATATTCACCCACATCGACAGTACCGCCATACTCCTTGAACTCCGAGTCCGCAGGGTCATCGTGAACCTTCGCCACATAGCCGTGAATCATACGGGCAGTACCCACGCCCGACATACCGCCCGGCGCCATATTGACACGCTCCATACTGCGACCCAACGCAATCTTGCGTATCGCCTCACGAATGACTAACTGGTTTGACTTATCTGCTGACATAGTTTCTATTAAAGAATAGGCTCTTTTTCTACTTCTTGATTTTATACGGTATCGAAAGTTGCTGTCGATACCCGCCAACCCCGAAGTTTGTTGTTACCTCTTCGACAAGATAGACTCCATTCTTCGAGGGGTTGCGGTGGTCGATTAGCTCAACCTGTACCGCAGGTGGAAACCCAAAATCACCAAAGATTGTGAGACTTCCCGTGATGCCGTTCAGGTTGTAGTTGCGGAAGTATTCCGTTGTCTCCTCGACAAGTTCATCTGAGGAGATGCCGATATGTGGCGACATATACGGAACGACTGTATATGTCGAGAGATCAACCTTGTTTTTGGTCTCTGCTCCCGATGCCGTTGTGTTGCCCGTAACCTTATGCGACTTCTTCGATATCTGGGTAGCATTTACCGTCTGATACTGCTTGCTGCCCGGTGTTGCAGGGTCGTATTCAGGATTCAGGCGAATGGTAACCTCAAAGAACTTCTCATCCGTTCCCATAGCCTTGCCTGTAACGGCCAAGAACTTCGGGTCAGTCTTTACGACTTTGAGCGATGACTGCGCCACATGCTCGTTGAAGTATATCTTGAATGGTCCTGTCGATTCATCCTCGGGAAACACGGGCTGTGCCTTGCTCGATGAGTATGGTCTGCCGACTGCAATCGAGGGCATAGCACTCTCGTTGTTAGCATCATATTTCAGGAAGCAATAGACTTTGTATTTCGACCACTCGGAGAGTATGTCGGCCACGGTGAAGTTATCTGTAACCTTGATTTTACCGATGTGTATATCAAACTTTTTGGTATCTGAGTGAATCTTAAAACCCGTATCTTTGAGGATATTGTACTCACCCTCCAAGACATCGTTTACGGTTGTTCCGCTGGCAGGAGTCTCAAAGTGCGGAGCCTTCTTGAGTTTGAGCTTGTATGCCATATTCTCGCACTCTATTTCGAGGTTGCTCTCGGAGTTGTAGCCAGTGATATAGCCGTCAAACATATTCTTCAAGACACCGTTGTAGCCAAGTTTGATATTCACTCGCTGACCGACCTTGAAGGTAGTGGTATCGACAAGTCGCTGCGTTGTCTGCTTCTCGATGATAACACCATCCTCCATAATCTCAGTGGTAAATATCGAGGCATCCTTACCTTCAACGGTTACCGTACCGATGATTGTCGAGCGACACACCGAGCCCTTCGGGAGGGTTATCTTCGCCGTCCCGATAAGCTTCTTGTATGTCTCGTTTATCTCGATACTCTGCACCTCGGTAATCTCTATGGCATCCTTAATCTCCATAGGATTTGAGGGGTTGGCATCGCCAATGGTAATCTTACAACAAAGGACATCCATCATAACCACGCAAACTTTAAGAGCGATGTAGGGTCTATAACCTCCGCACCGAATTTCACCCACTTAATCCACTTGTTGGTATGCTTGATGGCCTCATCAACCTTTTCGGCCTCTGCAATCTTGAGTTCTACAGCCTCCGAAGGCTCTACCGCTACGCAGTTTAGCGTATAGGGCTGTACATTTCTGCAATCTGTATGTGGAAATGAGTAGCCCTGAATAATCAGGCGTGTGATGTTAAACTGACGCAACACGGTATTATCGCAGTCGATGACACCTTTGTACTGCACCAACCTAATAAACTTGGATATCTCCGCTTCAGGATAGACATCGGGATACTTCGATGTAATCTTTCCGTTGATGGTAATCTCCATATCGCCACCCGAGATAAATTCCTTGCGGGTGTAGTCACGACCCTGCACCTGTGTGAGCAAGATGTTGTTCTTGCTCGACACACTGACATGAGGCCCAAGATCCACAAAGGTTACAATGCCATACTTGGTGTTTGGCTCAACCTTGCACTCCTTGTTATCGTAGTACTTTCCCTCCTTGGATATGGAGAGTTCGAGGTAGTCCTGCACCGTTCTGCCGACAATAGTATCTGTGTAGTTCTTCTTCTGGGCTACCGCCTGCTGCTCACTGATAAGCTTGTAGTATTGTCCTGTCTTGTTGGCAAGGCTCGACTGCGACTGCGTTTCGAGATATTTATCACGTACACGCTGCTCCCAGTATTGCAGGTAGCGAGGATAAGAACGCAACAGTCCATATGCCGTCTGTGATACAATCTGTATGGCGGCACGCTTCAGTAGGTCGTGGTGTTTGGAAAAGTAATGTACCTGACCTTCCGAGAGTTCCGCCAGTCCCATGCCGATAGCCTGGCGTGTGGCATTGCTGATATATCCCATCCAGTTACCACCGCCAAGAATACCTCCACTGAGAAGTGTTGATGCTGCTATTTGTAGTAGTCGTGCCATACTGTTTATGCATTCCACGAGGCATCAAAGTCGTGAACCACATCTATGAGTGCCTGCGCTAATTGTTGTTTTAAGTTCTGTACCTCCTCGGTCTGTCCCTCCTTGCTCTTCATAAGGTCAATGGTAGAGACACTGAGAAGGCTCTCAATATTTACTATCACCTGTTTTGGTGCGGCAGAGGATAGCCTGCCTGTTCCTGAATAGTTACCACCGGCACCTCCATCATCCGGGCCCTCATCATATAGATGCTGGTTGGTGATAGGATTGCTATCAAATGGCCGCATATCGTTAGACTCAGGCTCGTTGCTGTACATATCCGGAGTGAAACCTGCTACTCGCAAGATATTCTCTGCAGCCTCTGCCGAACCACCAAAGGTCTGCCTAAGTGCAGCGAAGAACTTTACAAGAGAGGTATGAGCCAACTTTCGATTGGCAAGATTCTCGACACGCTCCTCATCCGTAGCATTCTTACCCAATACCTGCTGCACCCAACGACCATTCTCATCCATTGAGAAGCCCCAGGCGGCGAGTTGGTCGAAGTCGTAACCACCGCTACGCATCAACTCTTGTGCTTTGGCGGCACTCGAGATAGCATTACGGTATGTTGTGGCTGCTCGCACAATCTCAGGAACAGTATTCTGATTCATGTACAGAGCATAGTCGTAGGTCTGTGCTGCTACCGCCTCATTTTTCTCGCCTATATTAGGAACATATACAGCCTTGCCATTGACAATGCTGAACAGGGATTTGTCGAGATCTGTATCCGAGTATCCGAAACGCTGCTGTATGGTGCGGATAAAGGCATCCATCTCCAACACTGTTCCCAACTGACCGAACTCGGCGTAAGCAGCATCAATCTTCGCCTGGCTATCTCGCTTTGCAAGGGTAACAAGAGCATTACGGATATCATCCTGACGAGCATCATCAGTTGAGTAAGCGGGGCTCGTATAAACACCCGTTCTTGCAGCCTTAGACATTGCTGCTCCTTCAGCCAATGTTGCAGTCCACCAATTGCCAGTGAATGCACCTATCTTCTGTCCCGAAGCCTCCTCTATAGACTTACCGGATACAACCTCTTCAACAGCTCGTTTGGTCTTGATTGCCATATTGTAGGTCTCGCTAAGCGAAGAGTGAAGAGCCTCGATAGATGGATAGCGGTACTTCTTGTTAGCCTCTATCTCCTCCAAGACAGCATCCTTTGCCTCTTTAACCTTCCAAGTCTTGTAGGCAAGCCAGCCCATAGCGCCGACTACGGCAGCAATACCCGCTGTGGCGGCTACTGCTCCTGTACCAATAGCACTAAGCGATGCCGCAGCGCCAGTAATACCATTACCCGTGGCAACCTGAGTAGCAAAGAGCGATTGCAGGGCACTCTTTGTTCCCCATACGCCACCGCCTGCCATCAGTGCCTTGGTCATAGCACCACGACCAGCAACACCAGCCGCCTGCATTTGAGTAACGATGGCTCGTTTCTGCGTGAAGGATAGTTTACCACCTCTGCCAAGACCGAGAATGCCTGTGATAGCATCTGCTCCCGCCATTGCTGCCGACTGCTTGCCTATAAAGCCGAGTGCAACACCAACATTGGTCAGAGCACCTGCAACCTTAAAGAGTTTTGTTGCGACAAAGCCCGTGAAGACAAGTGGTTCTATCCAATGGAAGTTACGGGCTACCCACGCTCCGATATTGCCGATAACGGTCATAATATCCAGCAGAGCATTACCAATAGAGACAAGTCCCTTGGTAAACTCAGGAGATTTGAACTTATCGAGGAATGAGCGGAGCACTTGTCGAATAGTTGGTTCCAGCACCTCATACGCCTGCATAAAACTCTCGGTAAGCTGTGATGTTACCTGTGCCCAGAGTCCTTTGGTCGTGTTCTGCTTGACAAGGGCCAACTCTGCCGAGATACCCTGTGAGCCTCGGTTATGGGCTGTAAGGTTACGCAGCTGGTCGTAGTTGTTCACGAGCATCATCGCCGCATTACCACCAATCTTACCGAAGATAGCCTGCATATCGGCCATTGACGCTCCCTTCTTATTCAGATCCTCGAAGATGTCGGCCAATGGTCGTAGTTTCTCGACCATCACACCCTCGATATTACGCATCTCGGTAAACTTCACGCCCAAGCGGTCAAGCACCCTCTGCGACTCCTTTGTAGGCTTGGCAAAGCGTGTTGCCATAGCACGCAGCGAGGTACCGGCAAGCGTTCCTTTCAGACCCATGTTACCGAGCAAACCAATGGCTGCGGTACTCTCCGTGAAGTCCACGCCTGCAGTACGCAGGTAACCGGCTGCCATCTTGTATGACTCGGCAACCTCTACGATATTGACATTCGAGCGAGAGATGGTCGAGGCGATAATATCCGCCACGCTATCCATACTATTGTTGTTGATATCGTAGCCCGCCATAATGTTGGTGGCAAGGTCGGCGATATAGCTGACATCGTTATCACCGATAAGGGCAAGATTAGTAATAGGTCGGATAGACTTATTGATAGTATCGATATTCATACCCGCCATAGAGAGGTACTTCACTGCACCTGCAATCTCCACAGCGGTAAACTTCGTATCGATACCAATCTTTCGCACATGGCGAGCCATATTGTCGAAGCGAGTCTCGAAGGTGCTCAAGTCAGTGTCCGCCACACGCAAGATTGAGTGTGCCGACTGCATAATGTTCGAGTACTCGATAGCCTTTGTAAGCTCGTTACGCACCAGACTGTAGCCCATATAGGCATTGAGCATCGATGCGAACGGGAGGTTACGCAACGATGGTGCCTGGGAGTATTGAATACGGTTGATAGCCGCACGACGCTTACTGCGGTAGAGCGTGCCTGCTGCGGTATTTTGTCGCTGCATAGCACGCACCGACTGCATCGCGTTACGCTGCTGTTGTCGTCGTGCTGCCTTATCGGCTCTACGGCGTTCTTGTTCTGCTTGTCTGCGCTGACGCTCTGCCTCACGCTGTGCTCGGCGGCGTTCCTGCTCACGGGCTCTTGCCTCTGCCTGACGCTGTCTTTGTGCCGCTGTACTCTCTGCTACCTGTGCCTTACGGCGTTGCTCGGCATTGAACTTCTCATCGTCGTGAGCCATACGCTGGCGATGCAACTGCTGAGAGGTGTAGAGACGCTGCATAAGCCTCTGCTGCTCCTTCTCAGGCATAGCAAAGGCTGTCGGAGCATAAGGCACAGGAGCCTGCATACCCGGAGAGTACGCAAATGGCATCACGGCAGAGGCTCCCGATGTAGCAGCACCAGCCACACCTGCGGGTAGTCCGCCAGAGATATTCAGCGTGATAGTCGAAGAACTCTTTATTCGATTAAGAATAGAGAGAATGCTACGCAATCTCTGTTCAGCGACATCGGTCTTAATGGTCAACTCTCGGCCACGCTCCATATGTGAGAGTGCCGAGTTAATCTTGCCCATAGCCTTGGTTATACGCTTCTGGGCATCGGCCATCGTGGTTACCGAAGATGATGCACTGCGCTCAACCTCTGCCTTACGAGCCTCGGCAGCCTTCTTCTCATAGAGGCTCTTGGCATTTGCCTTGATTCTCTTGGTGTCGAGTGCAGGCGCTGCGATGGTGAGGTTTATACCTTTGGCAAGAGTAGAAATCTCGGTGAGCAGTGTCTTGACGCGCTCCAACTTCGCCTCACTGTTCTTGGTGTCGATGGTGAGACGATAATCAAAACTACGCTTCTTGCCATTCTTGGTGCGGAACACACGGTCAATCTCCTCCATCATATTCTTGATGTTGTTGACCGCAGGAGTCAACGATGCCTTTGCCTGCACAAGTTTGCCGACGGCCTCACCGAAGGCCATCACCTGCTTCGTACCTTGTGAGGCATCGACATTGATGGAGTAATTGACTTGATAATTCTGTTCCTGTGCCATTCGAGATGGGTTTTATCTTATAATAAGAGTAGTGTTTTTGGGGCGTGAGAGATTAAAAATAACCGCCGTAAGTCTTACGGCTTACAGCGGTTTGTCAGGGAGTCTTTTCGGGTAGTGAGACCGGTATCGGCATACGACTGATGAGCATCTGTTCGTGCAGCCACAGGGCATCCTCGGAGAGAATAGCAAAATCCTCATCTGAGATTGTTTCAAGGTCTACTCCGGGGAAGTAGTGGCGCACATAGATCACTCGCTGGCGAATGCGCTGCTCATCGGTAATGCGCCACCGGTCTATAAGTTTACCAGCGTACTCTGACGAGTAGTGATAAGCTCCGAGAGCTGACCCATAAGACCGAAGAGGAACATCGAGTCGTTATCCACGAGTTCACGGTCGCCATCGATGAAGCAATCCTTGGCAAGCGTGCGCATTGCCATAACCTCATCCTTCTTCGAGGCTGCCATAAACTTCGAGAACTGAGGGAAAGTAGGCTCCGACATATAGGCCACATAGACCTCCTTCTCGTCACCAGCCTCGCCAAAGACCACCATAGGGTAAATCTTGCGCAGTTTCTTCTCCTCCTTAATCTTCTGAGCCTTCTCCTTAATCTCAGACTCCTGTTTCATTGTGAGCATTTTCTCTTCCATATCCATATTTATTAAAGTATGTTCACTTAAAGTGTAGGGAGAGAATGTTAGAAAGGTTTGAGAGAAGGATGATTATTTTGTGTTTTTACAATTTATAGCGTTTTGACATTCTAAAAAGTTCCGTGTTATGGCGTTTGAAAATTGGATTTTGCCTGATTTATGGCGTTTGAAATCGTAAAATTTTCCGTATTATGGCGTTTGAATGGAAATTTTCACTATATTTGCATTATCAAAACTGTATGATTATGGTAGATAAAAGAGTAATAGAACAGGTTTTAGCTGAGCAATACGAAGAGTTAGTCGCATTGCAGGAAGTTGACTTATGTGCCCGCAAAGAGGAAGATGAGGTTAACTTAGATAGCCATCTCGCACAAGTTATCATAGGAGTCCGAAGAAGTGGCAAATCCACCTTATGTTATAATGCTCTCAAAGCAAAGGATGTGAAATTTGCCTATGCAAACTTCGATGATGAGCGTTTCAAGGATATGGAGACAAGTGACCTAAACACAGTGTTAGAGGTATTGTACAAGGTGTATGGCGATTTCAAGTACTTGTTCCTTGACGAGATTCAGAATGTGGAGGGATGGCATCTGTTTGTCAACCGTCTATTACGTCAAAGAATGCATATCATAGTAACAGGTTCAAATGCTAAATTGTTAAGTGGAGAACTTGCGACTCACCTAACAGGTCGTAACGATCAGATTGAGTTATATCCATTTTCTTTTACAGATTGGTGTCATATTAAGGGTGTTGATACCAAATCTATGACAACCAAGGCTGAAGCAGCCAGAAGAGCTGCCTTTGATGAATACATTAAGCAAGGTGGCTTCCCCGAGTTGATGTGGGAGAAAAACAAAACTCGTTACATCGACAATTTGGTCAAAAATATCTTAAAGCGAGATATTGAGCAGCGTCATAAAATAAAATATAAAGAGGCGTTTGAACAACTAGCACACCACCTGATGAATATCGCTCCTGTCACTATAGTTGAGAAGGATTTGGCTGCTGTGGTCGGTTTAAAATCAAACCACACTGTAAACAATTACATCGGTTTCTTAAAAGAAGCCTACTTGATGCTGGGTTTGAAGAAGTTTGCAACAAAGAGTCGACAGCGTGTTAGGTCCGAAAAGATATATCCTGTTGATGTCGCTTTTATGGATGGTAGACAAGATGCTTTTGCTGGAGATAATTTAGGCTGGAGACTAGAAACTATCGTATATGTCGAGTTGCTTCGTCGTAATCGTCCAATTAACCGAGATGTCTACTACTTCAAAAATGCGAGTGGATATGAGGCTGATTTCGTTGTATGTAAAGATAATCGCGTAGAAGAGATATATCAGGTATCATACGACATCAGTAAAGAAAAAACACGCAAAAGAGAATTAAGAGGGTTAATGGCCGCTTCAGCGGAAACGGGATGCAACAACCTCTACTTAATCACAGACTTTGAGCGTGAAAGTCTTACGATGGAAGGAAAACCGATAGAAATAATTCCAGCTTACGATTGGTTAATAGAAAAATAATGTGGGCTACTAAACCCACATTATCAATCATAGTTTTAACAACTTACCCTCAATACCGCAGCGTTCAAGCACTGCGGTATTTTCTTTATCAAACGCGATTAGACACGAAGGAGCTCCTGCGGTGCCACCTTGCTCTCCCGATGCGTGATAGAAACTCAATCGTCCTTTGATAAAGAGTATTGAGTCAGCATTCGGGAATATCAGTTCGTGAAATAGCCGTGTATCTGTTCGAGCAAAAGTGAGCGCAATGGCATTCTTATGCTCTACACATCGTTTGATAAACTGGGTAATAAGTGCAGTGTCATATGGTGGATTGCAGAATACTCGCCCAAACCACGGTTGTTTCAAACCATCGTCCTCGATTGTATAATGATGCTCGGCAGTCTCCCATGGTCTATTTATGGGAGCACACGGGTCTAAATCAAATGGCCCCAACCGCCTCAAGATATGTGGCGGTGTGAGCCATTCATTTTTACCTGTCGAGGACTTGCCTTCAAAGGTTACATCCATACAACCTAAATTGTATCACCAGAGCCAATCTGGATGTCGAACGGATTGAGGTCAAACTCGTGGGTGATGTTCGTGTCATCCTGCTGCGACTCCAAGCAGTCCTCGGTGAAGATACAACCCTTGAGAGTTACGGTAGTCGTTGTCCAGTCTTCCGATGCCATAGGGTTGGCAAACGAGACGATAAGATCGAACTCACCAATCTCCAACAACGAGCCATAGACCGAACGCAGGAGCTGCTGCGTAGCGTAGTCCATAGTGATGGATGCCGAGTATGTGATGTTTCCGAAGCCTCGGGAGACGGGCTTGCCGCCCATTCCGTAGTTGGACTCAACCTTGCGTTTCTTCGACCACTTGATGGCAGATACGCCTTCGAGTGTCGTAGAACCCTCGTCGATACCGAGTGCGGTAGACGAGAGTGTGATCATAGACCACGAATATGCTACATTATTGATTACTGCCATATCTGTTAACTGTTAGCGGTTAGAGACAATCCCTCCTCGACATAGATCTTGACGGCCACGCCGACAGGGACAATTACATATGAAATCTTGAGCGTGTCGTTCACCAGCACATTCTGGTTCGGGTCGATGGTTACAGCGAAGCCGGAAATCTCCTGCGCTGCCTGCATCTTCGCCAGAATGTCGCTGATGAGCGTCTTGAATGCTGTAATCTTCGATGGAGCGAGGAAGCCTGTAGAAGGATTCACCAACAGAGGCGAGTTCACATACGGCAGCAATGCTGCACGCACGGCACGACGGCTCTTGTTGATAGTACGGTTACGGGCAATCGTGCGGTAATCACCGATAGAGCAGGTCTGGTCTTTCGAGATGTAGATACCATTCTCACGACCGGCATACTTAATCGGGAAGATGTAGCCCTTATCATCGAGCTCATCAAGCAATGAAGGCGATAACGACTCGTAGCGATTAAGGCTGAGGAAGTTCTCTTCCGCCTCATCAAGGTTGATATCGCCGAAGCCCAACTCGATCTCCTGGAAGTCATCGGTAAAGAGGTTGAACTGCTTTACCCACGCAATAGACTCGTGTACATTTGCCTTTGCAATAGCACCCATAACAGCACCAAGGAAGCCCACAGGCGTATGGTTCGGGTTAACCATCTGCATTGTCGAAATCTTCTCGTGGCGAGACTGTCCGAAGATGCAACTGATACGGCTCGACTCGCAGATACACGAAGGAATCTTATTAAGGTCAATCTGACGACCCTCGGTGGTGTCAGCACCCGTATTGGAAGGGTTAGCCGAGAGTACCAACGACAGAGGCTGGTTCTGCTCCGCAAGACCTACCGCCACATCGTTAAGACCCTTGACAAGGTTAAGGCTGTACTTGTCGGCACCGCCATTTGCCTTCCACAAAGGCTGCTCGGTCCAGATACCAATCTGATTGATGAGGCCACCTGCGGCACGCTGCATAATCTCCAAAGCATCCCAGTTAGCCGAACAGTCGGCAAACATCACATAGAGTTTGCCTGCGCTATTCACGCTACCGGCCATACGGAAGAACTCACGAATGTGGTAAGCAGGAATACCATAGATAAAGTTTACATTTGCCTCCTCGTCATCTGTCGCTTCCACACGCTCAATGATACCGAAGTCGTTTACTGCCGACTTGAACGAGGTGATATAGCAGACATCGCCCAGCTTGAGCTTTGTCTCATTTGTCTTACCATAGCCCTCGGTAAAGAGCGTAGGCTGCATAGAGACATCAAACAGCAGACCCGTAATCTTCTCGGTGGAAGAACCGCTGTCATACGGAATGTTGCCGTCTACATCTTTAATGAATACATTACCAAGTGCCATAGGTTATCTCTTTTTTAGTTCGTCAAAATAGGGATTCTTGTAGAGTGTCGCCTTACCACGAATGGCCGCAGGCGTGTTAGGAGTATATGTTCCACCGTGAGTATCGATGTAGAGAGACTCATAGGCAGGGAACTTTTTCAGGATAGCGAGAATGTGAGGGTCTGCCTCTCTCTTCTCCTCATTGGTTGGTTGTTTATTCTCTGTTTGGGGAGCCTCCTCAGCGGGAGTTTCAGCAGCCATAGTCTGTACATCTTCGGCGACCTGCGTTACCTGCTCATCCGTTTTAGGGATCTCCTCTGTGTTAGTTTTCTTAGCCATACTCTTTGAAAAATTTGGGGAGCGGGGCCATACCTCGCTCCCCGGGTGAGACATAAAAATCAGATGAAAGGTGTGTTATGCTGTTTTGGTGTAAGCCGTGTGTACGACAATCTCGGCAGGACGAACGATATTCACATCCATCTTCATTCGCATCTGGAAGAAGAAGAGCTCCGAGTTAGCCTGCAAGCGGTCTACCTTCAATACCTCGGTGTCGTTTGCGTAGTCAACGCCCATCCAGAGGTTCGACTCCATACCTGTCGAGAACTCGCCGAGCACGATGGTGTGGTCAGGAATACCCACGATAGGCACGATCTTCTTACCCTTGAAGCGGTAGCGGTTCACCTCGGTATTCTCCGAGTACTTAACCTGCTTGTCAGAGATGTACTGGTCGTATGCATCCCATGCATCCCAGCCGATGACAAAGACGAGTGACTTCTTCTTACGAATCTGCTTAGGACACTTCTTCCACATAGCGTAGAGAGCAGCCTCGACAGCAGCACCATCAGTGAGCTCGGTGTTACCCGACACGATACACTGACCACCTGCGATGGTTGCAGCATCCGTAGCGTTCACATTGTCGATGATACGCTTCATCACGCCATCGAAATACTTCTCCTTGTTCGCACCAATCTTGATGCAACCTGCGGGAGCAGTGATGCCAGCAGCAGCCTCGCCACCCTTAGCGGCAGTCCAGATTGCGTTGCCGATGTACTCGTTCTTTTTGTCCATCAACAGACGGAGCATTGTTGCCTGAATCTTAGGATCGAGCTCGCGGAAGACGAGGTTGCCCTCGGGCTGTGCGAACTTCCAATACTTCTCGTAATCGCGTGGATTGAACTCCAGATAGACCATAAAGTCCGAAGGCTCCAAGTGACGCTCGGTGAACTGGTATTCGTTCTCTCCGTTTTCGCCCTTGGCACCGTGAGTGGAGGTAGGTGTAGGTACATTATCCTGAATAATGTCGCCCAACTTGATGGCAGGCAGCGTGTATTTGTGCTGGATGCCACTCTTGATGTGGATAAGACCCTCGCGGAAGGTGTCGTTACCCTGTGCGGTATAGGTCAAGAGGTCCTCCAAGACCTCGCCATTATAACCGTTCTGCAAAAAGTTTACTGTATCAGCCATTTGTTTCGATTGAGTTTACTTGTTTACTGTTGAATCTCAGCCGACTGGCGGATACTGCTTTCCGCGCGAGACACTCCCTGTCTCCGGCAAATCAATTAATGAATGGTGTTGTTTACTTCAGCTTACCGAACTTGAAGTCTGCGCCGACAACCTCGTTAACCTTCTCGGCCATCATCTCCTCTGCAGTCTTGGCAGCGGTGGCGGCAGCCTGAACATTCTCGGGGTCCTTGGCAATCTCCTCAGAGATCTTCTCGCGTGCAGGGATAGATGCGAGCGTGCTCTCTGCAAGCGAGAGGTTCGCCTCTGCCATCTTGACCCACTCGGCCTTAGCCTCACGGTCAATCTTGCCTGCGTTGATTGCATCCTCGACAAGCGTCTCGATGCGGGCTGCCATCTCCTCCTTCTCCTTCTTTTCGTAGGTCGAGAGTTTCAATGTTGCCTCCGAGAGTTCCTTCTGCAAGTTCTGGATGGTCGCCTCCTTACCTGCAATGATAGTCTGGGCATCGCTGAGCGACTTCTCAGACTCCTTGTACTTGGACTCAATGGTCGCCAACTCCGAGATGCGGGCCATTACATCCTTGACATCACTGTCCTTCATACCGAGTGAGGCTGCTATCGCCCCGAACTCGAATCCTTGTGTTTTGTTTTCGTTAGCCATATCATTTACTGTTTGCTTAAGAGTAGGAATGTTGTTTTCAAAAAGTTTATTCTCGGCACTAACTCGGCTCATTAGCTCCTGAATTGCCGTGGTATCGGTCATCGAGGCAACCTCACTATGTACCTTCTCGCATAACTGCTTTGAGGTGTGGATAATGTTCTCGGCAGGGATAATACCTGCCTTCACAGCCGCCTGAGCATCGAAATAAGTGCCGTCTCTGCCTGCCTCGCCATCCATAATCGCTCGTACATGCTCGGCTTTAAGCCCGAAGCGTTTGCGGTAGATGGTCTCAATCTGCTTGGTGAATGCCTTAACCATCTCCTTGGTATCTACATCCATATCCTCACTCGAAGGCATCATCGGGTTATGAATCATCAGGATTGCATAATCACGCATAAGAGAGCGTTTGCCTGCTGCCCAGATAATCGATGCCATAGATGCTGCCACGCCCTCGATAACACATTCGGTATCTACCTTTGAGTTAGCGATAGTTGAGTATGTAGACATACCGTAGAGCACACTGCCACCTTCAGAATTAATAAGTACGCGTATGCACGAGGGACGAATGACATTCTCAAGGAAGTCAAACTCATCGTTGAAACGCGATGTGTTCTCCTCGGTAACGCTACCGAAGAATCGAATTGTAGCGGGAGCATCTGCCTTCGCCTCGCCAACTACATATTGAAGTGTATTGATATCCATTGGACTCTCTTTTGGATAAGAGTAGTGGTGATGAAATAAAAAGGTTTATTCATCGTCAGGAATTTTATCCTCAACCTCAACAGACGGCTCAAAGCCCGTTGACTCATCGTAAGTTGGTGAGCTATGCTGACCGTGGTTATCGGTATCGTGCTGCGGGGCATCGCTATGCTGCGTAAATGGCGGCATAACAAGATAGCGTTTTACCCAATCACGGTATTTCCAAGCTGAGTACTCACGGAACCATACTTCGTAATCTATCCAGTATGCCTGAAGCATATTGGTGGTAAGAGGCATATCGAAGTATGTAAGGTTGCATCGCTCATTGAGTGCCGGCTCTCGGTTCTTGGCATCTTGTATTGCCACATTGAGTCGCTGAAAGACAATGAAGGGGTCACACTCTCGCTCCGAATCCGAGTTGTTGAGCGTATTGAGGATAAAGCGCACACGCATTGTCGCTCGTCCTTCGCCTATACGCTGCTGGGCTACGAGATAGCGTACATTGACAAAGTGTATAAAGACCGCAGGGAAGGCAATCTCATACTCCAAATTCTCGCTACGGATAAGACGAGTGAATTGACCGTTGTCAATAGCGATGGTCTTAAAGAGAGGGGGCGATGCCGAGTTATCGGGGTCTTCACGCACAGTGAGGATGGCACGACGCACAGCATCGTACATATTCACAAAAGGGTTTTCGGATACCTTCTCGGGAATACTATCTACGGGAGGTGTTGGCTCCTCTGTCTGCGGTTTGTTATGCTTATCTTTTATCATTTCGGGAATCCTTCAAAAATCATATCTACAAGACCGTTGATGTGGTCTTCAATATTGGGCGAGAAACCTATAAACTGACGATGCACAGGGCGGCGTGTTGAGTATTGGTTCACGGTGTATAGTCCGAACTTAGGGTCCGTGTTATGCACCGCAGCGTAGTTCTTATATTTGCCTCGCTTCTTACCTCGCTTGCCTCGGATGTAGGAACTTACCTCCGTAGTCCAGATGTCGTAATGTGTGGTACGGCGAAAGCCTCCCTTGCCGTGCAGTTTGCCAAACTCCAATGAGCGGCCACGCTCTCCCTTGATGCTTCTTGACAGCGTGCCGGTATCAACCATCGTGGGGTGAGTAAACTTCTTTCCCCACTTTGATGTGCGGGCAGGCCATTTACTACCGTTGAAACCACCACGCTCAAAAGAGGATTGAAACTGCTGCTTGGCATATTCACCCGCCGCTGTTACAAAGTCCTGGGCATTGTAGAAGAGCTTACTTCCTAACATTCGGTAGTTACCGTTTCGCCACTGTGCACAGAACTGGTCAATTGTTATCTTGCTCATAGAACTTAGATTTCAGGCGTTTGACAATCTTCTGTGCAAACTCTGGCAATGGCTTATCAAAGTAGCGGTGGGCATCGGTGAAGATTCTACCACCCGTTGCAAGGCTCTCGTGGAATACAGGATCAACCATCGAGCGACACTTGTCTATACTCAATGAGGCCCGCACTCCCGCAAAGCCATTTGCTATAAGATAGCACCTACATCCCCATTCGATGGGTGGTATCAACTCTGCCGGGAACTCCGACTTGCGGTACGACACACCTTCAAGTGAAAGGTGCCACGGGCGCACGCGCTCGTCCCCCTGCGTCATATATGTAATAACAGACTCGGCATTTACAGCCATCCACCACGCAGCCATCTTTGCTGCAAAGAGAACTTGCTCATTCTCTGCCTCGGCATAGGTGAGGTTATACTGCTCACAGATTGTTTCATAGTCGAGCAAGCACTCCTCATCAACCTCTTCGGGCAGTTCGCTTATCATCGTTATCTCCTCTGAGGTTGCAAAGTCAATAAGGTTATCTATGGCGGCCACGAGTATTTCGTGTTGCTGCCTCTCACGCTCTGTTGTAAAGTTGTTGTGATTACGCAGTATGCTCAATGCTTCATCAAAGTCCAACGCTAGACCTCTCAAAGCTCGGTCAATCAGGAATGAGCATCGATGAGTTATGATATCCTCGATGATGTCCTCACGCTCAGCGCTGTTCTCCCAGTGATGGATAAGCCTGCGGAAAGCATCTCGAATAACCTCATACTCCCGTTGCGTTTCACTCTCTTGCCCTTTTGCCTCTACATCAGGGAGCGGAAGTTGGGCTACGACTTCGCTCCCAGAAGAAAATTTGCTACTTGTGAGCCTCGCTGTCTGCCGTAGCGGCGGTAATACTCTTCATCGGACATCACACCTCGGTCATTATGGCTACTGCCTGCCATAGTGCTTCCCACAGCACCTATCTGCACATTGAGTTGCTTACCTACATTGATTCCGAACTCCTTCTCAATCTCATCGGCAGATACTTCATACTTATCCGTGATGAGCGCGTAAAGTTTGATTCGGTCTTCATTGTTCATCTCGATACGGTTCGAGTATTTGAACTCCAACCCTGCAGGGATATAGCCCATAGCCACAAGGCGAGGCACAATTTCCTCATTCATTACGTTCTCAATGTAACGGCGATAGACCTCGATACGCTCACGGAAGATATCCTGATGTGCCTTCGTTGAGCCCACATAGGACTGCATACCACCTGCCATTGACTCTGAACCCAGCACGAGGTTTGCAACCTCGCTGTTTACAAACTCGATAAGGCCCGTGTAGATCTTCTCTGAGTTCGACATCGTGAAGGTCTTTATATCGACCTCATCCTCGATACCCGTTACCACAACCTTGTTCTGAGCAGCATTAGCAATCTCATTAGCCAATCGCTTGCGGTCCGCATTGCTCTCCGATACGGTCTTGCCGTGAATAATGGGTTGACCGTAGGTGTGTGAGAAGTTCACATAGTTGGCTACAGTAAACTTCTTGGCAAGGATAAGAGGCGTTGTTGCAGAGAAGAGTCCGAGGTCGCCTGATGATATAAGCACATAATTGCGCTGGTAGGCAGGATTGCGCAAATCCCAATGTGGTTCCCAGATGCCTTGACGCTTGAGTACCGCCTTCTGGTCAGGGAGCACATTACGACGCTCGATGCTGTTTACCTCTGCAAGTTTACCGGTCTTCGGGTCGATAGTAGGCATAATCTCCAGCAAGGTGTATCCATATAGTTTTGACTCCACGATGCCCTTGATGATCTTGTCGAACTGCGAGCCCTGAATCTTCTGGGTGTTCTGCACATCTTTGATGTACTTTCCCTTCTCATTGATACGAGCAAGCATATACCTATCACCGAGAATCTGGCTCTCCAAAGTCTCGATTACGGAGCGTATGTGAGCGTCCTGCTGGAGGCAGGCATCATAGAGGTCGATAAGTTTGGAGCGGTCATCGAGAATGTAGCCGGATTCTATATCTCCACGAACCGAACGATAACGATTGTTTCGCTCGATTTCTCGCACATATTCTTGTATGGTTTTCTTCGATGTTCGGAAGATGCTAGATAGCAATTCTCCGTTAAAAGTGCTGTCCGAAGTTGTCATTTTCACTCTTTTTTGAAAGAGTAGAGAAAATTTTTTGAAAAAGTTTTAGGCGTTAAATTGTGAATACCGATTTTGACTATATCGGCCTAATTTACAACCAACCACAATGATTTATTGTGAATAAGGAAAACTCTCGCAACATCTTGATAATCAACGAAAAAGAAGGTTTTTAATGAATGGAAAATGCCTGATTATTATTAACTTTACACCCGCAATTGCAAAAAATTACACGATTAGGCAACAAATTTTAATATCAAATGAAGAGATAAAATGAAGATTGAAAAGGTTCCTTGTAGAATAATTCGTTACAGGGAATTCCCCGAACTTCTCTTCGGAGAATCACCGAATAACGGCCTCACATATTTCGATGCTACACACTTTATCCGTAGTCGTGGAGACGAGCGGCGTCACAGTGTACAAGAGTTTCGGATAGCATTCCATCATTGGATTACGGCTCTGTCAAATACATACAGCATCGATAAAGAGGATCTTGTTATTCGTGATGAGACTTCGGGACATATATTAATTGATGAAAGCCTGGCCCTTCTGTTTGTCGTCTATGTTGAACCTGACTTTGCTGCGTTCCTTTTGGAGCGTATGTCAGAATTGCTTATAGACGGGTTCTCGGTTTCAGATTCTTGGCTAATTATGGCTGCCGGAAGTAGATTTACTATTGAGGAATTAACAAAAAGTGTAAAATCCTATGAGACGTAGCAAGTTTAGACGACCTAAGGTTGTGCTGATTTTCAATGGTGCACAAAACCTAATTGCCGTCACACGCTCGCTAAATAGTGCTGCTGAACTGACCAAAGGAAATTTGCAGTCCATATATGCCTGTTGTACTGGCAAGCACAAAACCAGCGGAGGACTCTACTTTAGACAACTTCACGATAGTGTGGAGATAGAGATTGCCGACCTGGGGACATTGCTTCTTGCAGACTATGACGAGTTGTGTGGTGAAGAAAGGGTTTACTACACCGTGCGAGAGATGGCAAAAAAGCGAGTACGCAAAGAGATTAAAGAACAGAAAGAGAAAAACAAAAAGAAGTAGTTATGAGAGAAAACAGAACAGTCCCGTTCAGAGACACAAGTATTAAGGTGTCAAGGAACTATTATGGGCACCAGTACATCTGCATGTCGGATGTGTGCGAGATTACCAAGCAACGTGAAATTTTGAAGGATGGGGCAATCCTCAATCTCTGTCCTTCGGCAATGAAGATGACCTTCCGCCGTAATGGAAGAGAGTATTGGGCTATCCGTCCTAGTGATATGCATACCATTATTCAGTTAGTGCGTAGGGAGAGTATTTTACCCCGAGACTTAATAGATGAGCTGGAAGAGTTTGGTAATAAGATTTTTGAGATAGAGGCCGCAGAGACTCAGGCTCAGCATCATGTAGATACAACAGTTAAGTTCAACGAAGATATGCCCGTTACATTTAGGCGCATCGGCGACAAGCTGATGGTAAATGCCACACAGATTACTCAGCCGTATGGACATTTCCCAAGCGACTGGTTGCGTGTTGCTGCTACGGACAATCTTCGCCGCAGACTGGCGCAGAACAACATCACCGACAGATATGAGTTTCAGATATTGACCTCGCGTGGTCGAGGCATTGGTGCAACATGGATTGAAGCGCCCTTGCTTACAGCTTTGGCTCGCTGGGTAGATCCTGACCCCGATTCCGCTTTGGTGAAGTGGTGCGATGAGCAGCTTGTCATCTTCGAGGATAAGTATAAGCAACGACTGCAGAAGCGAAGACAACCTAAGACCATTAACATTCCTTGCCTGAGCAAGCCAATGCCCGAAGATATCAACACGGCAAACAAGATGATTGATGAGTTGAGAGGAATAGTCCGCGAGTATGCTCCAAAGGCTGCATTCTACGATGACTTCATTGAGAATCGAGATTGGTTTAAGAGCACCCATATTGCCGAGGAGCTCAACATATCCTCTCGCCATATGCACAAGTTCCTGATGGAGGAAGGTATATGTAAGTATCAGAAGAAACAATGGGTGGTGCTGCCGGCATACCGCTCATGGCAGTGCGATGTGCCATACACATGGGAGAATGCACAAGGTAAGATGTTTACCTTTGGCAGCGTAAAGCGTTGGACGCACATCGGTCGAGAGTCTATCATTGAGTTGTGGAACAAGAAACACCCTGAATTTGCTTAATGGAGACATCATTACAGCGCATAATGCGCAAGACGGGTCGCAGACCCATAGAGTGCAAATGCCAGAAGTGCAAGCAACAGTGTAAGACACCTTGCTTAGGTACTCCCGAAGATATACTTCGGCTTATCAAAGCCGGGTATAAAGATAGGCTGGCTCCTACACATTGGTGCGTGGGCATGGCTCTCGGAAAGATTGGTTATCCAGTGCTGATGGTACAAGCCAAACAGGAAGATAATGGCTATTGCACCTTCTTTCACGATGGGCTGTGCGAACTCCACGAGTTGGGACTCAAGCCAACCGAGGGGCGATTGTCGCATCACTCCATAACCAAGGAGAACTTCAAGTTCGGGAAGTCGCTATCCTGGAATGTTGCCAAGGAGTGGATGGATGAACGCAACGAGGCATTCATTAAAGAGATAACCCAACTGATGCTATCCTAAGAATCGAAGTCTGAACCGCGATTGAACAGTATTAACCGTTGATTCCTCAAAAAATCGCGGTATCAGATTCGATTAATTTAAGTTATTTGTAAACCTTTGATATTAGTTGCCCCCTATACTTTAAGTGACAATCCAGTATTAACTTTTAAATTCTATTCACTATGGAACTTAAGCAGAAGATGACATTTGATGAGATGGCTCGTCACTTGGTCGCAACAACAGGCAAAATCGCTAACCGTGTATCGGTAGGCAAGCACGCAAAAGCGTTAGGTTACAAGGTTTACAAACCTATGATCAATGGTAAAATTATTCACTTCTACCTCAAAGAGGAGAAGCAAGATTCACAAACAGAGAATTAAAATGAACGCGAAGAAAGCACCTGCTTTTTACAAGTTTTACAAAGGGCTGATGATGGCATTTGACTTGCCAGAGTCAGCCTTTATGGTCTATATGGCAGATCTCAACGCACAGAGAAGTCTGGGATATAAGACTATCCGCCCAACTAAGGAACATCTAGGATGCTTAGGTATGCGAAGACATACATTTGAGAAATGCGTGGAAAAAGCAGAATGGATGGGACTATTGAAGCGTGTTCCAATTGACGGGATGTACGACTATATTTGGGATATACAGGCCTATGATAGGTTAATTAATATCGTTACTAATCGGTGGAGTTATGTGCAGTTGCGTAAGTTTACTGATTGGGCATTTACAAAAACACAACGTAGCGTGATGTCAATAACCGAGGAGGATGTAGCTAAGTTCTTTAATGGTTAGGCTGGCAGGTACTGAGTAATTATCAAGTGGCGGGAGCGTTGTCTCTCGCCATTTTTTATGCCTCAAATAGCGTGGTTTGCTAAGTTATACAATAGATATGCTGTTTTTAACAAGTTGCATGCTGAAGGGTTTGCTGAAAACTGCAATGAGTATAATAATATAGTATAAGAAGGCATATATAGGTTTATATATGCCTCAAGACATAACACAATAACTTTTTCCTGGGAGGAAAAAGTAACAAAAAGGACCTTGATTTAATATAACAGACGGACTGCGCCGTCTGCCGATGAACTGGGGAATTTATAGTTATGCGGGGATATAGAATATCCCCTAAGCCTCAGCATTCATATAATAATAGTGAAACTATTAAATAATAACTTTCTACATATACCACCAACACACAAGACAACCTTCCATCGCCCACGCTGCCCCTCGCGCCTAACCGCATTAGACTGCGTTCATCACATCTGCATCGCACGCACGCGTACATTTTATTTATATCAGTTGCTAGACAAAATGCGCAAATAATAAATCTTCACATCCGCCTATTTTAGTAGTGAAATCGGCATCCCAGGGGCCTCTTTTAGACTAAAATATATAAAGGATTACAAAGTGAACAAAAAAATCAAAGAGTGAAAAGTCTATATACATTAGTTTAGATTAGTCGGCTGGTAATCAGAATTATATAACAAAATTCACTATTCACAATCATATACTCGAATACCCCAGAAAATAGCATCCTAATTATTTGTTCACTTTCTCAAAAATGGGACTTGGAAAAATGGCCCGAGGGCAGATACCGAATCCGCACCGGGGTGTACACCCTCCCAATTCTTTTTATAATTTTTACACCGTTGAATATCAATGTTTTAGAATGTTTACTTTATGCAAAAGTGAACAAAAAAGCCTATCAAAGTAACAAATTGAAACAAAAATTTATTTTTTCGTTGATTTTCACCTATATATAAAAGAATTGACTTTGTAACTACTTGATAATCAGCGTAAAATACTTTGTTTCAGTTGTTTATATATGTTGAAACGGGCAAAAATTGATTTTTGCAAAAATGAAAAATTTTTCAACTTTTTACAAGCGATTGATTTTCAAAGGTTTAAGACAAGCCCTCGCGCGTGGGCGTTCCATACTCAAGCAAAAATTAAAATCGCTATCCATCACAAAAAAATTTTTCGCAAAAGTTTTGGAGTTTGGAAAATCGGTGCTACTATAGTGCTGTACTCAAACGCCAACAACAACGGCAAAGAGTAAACGAAAAAATAAACTGAAAAAATAACAATTAAAATCTTGATTTAAGAAACAGACAAACCAAACCGCCGAGAGCGAGAAAACAAAAGCCTCTTTTGTGGGAAACCTATTTTCGTGGCTTGGACAAACGAAAATCGCCTGTTCGCTTTGGAGCGATTGAATAGGGTGTTAAATAACCACACCGAGCAGGACTACAGACCAATGTAGCAAGTTGGAGCGGTCTATTTGTGCAAATAGTCCGTACACGCAAAGCACGCAAATTTGGGAGTGCGAGAGCCGTGTAGAAAAGAGAGGTAACAGAATAATGCCATAAATGCGCCCTTGTGCGCTCGGAGATAAAAGTTACTATGCAGGAAAAACACCCTGCACGGAGCCTGAGAAAAGGGTATTGCCAATGTTATGCCCATAATCACCAACCGCCAACCGCTCGAATGTGTGCTGCCGTATTGCAAAAGATACGGGGTGTGCCAAAGAAACACTCTGCCGAAATTGGAGTAAGCAGAGATTGTGCGATGACACGCAGAGCAGACCGGTGCTGATGCACTTATGCCACCACTATGCTCTGATGGATAGCCAATTATAGGGTACACTTATAGGTGCGACAAAGTTACGAAAAATGTGCCGTGCAGGGTGAAATGCACGGCATATTTTTGGGTGCGTGGCGTATGGTTGCCACACTTTGCACTATAGCGTGTAAGGTTCTCGGTTCGACTCCGGGAGTGCCCGCAATGCGTAATTTTGCGCAGAGTTTGTAAAATTCAAATCATTATGGCAACTTCAAAATTGAACAAAGAGCAGTATGCAAACCTCAGTGCGTTTGCAGGTGTAATGTTGGTTTACAACTCAACCAACAAGGACGGAGAATTGGTGCAGACAGCACAACATTTCTGGGGCAAGGACTTCGAGCCTGCAGATAACTCGGACAACGAGATTTTCCGTGTAGTTAAAAACCTCGTAGCCACTATTTGGCACACGGTTGCAGAGGAGAAAAAGTTGCGTGAGGATGCTGACGGTATCCGCTCGAAATTCCGTGCCACCACTCCTGCAGAAATCATCATCTGCGACAATCGTAACAATCGCATCAAAAAGTACGACCTCACGGATAGTGTGTGGGCTCGCATTGGACTTGTGCCAACCAAGAAAGACCTTGAGAAGTCGAGCAGAGATTTTGCCAAGACTATCCACGCAGCAGCCAAGGCAATCCGTGATGCAATGAACTTTGCCCCTAACCTTGCAAAGGTTGAGGCAGAGCCTGCAGAAGCCCCTGCCAAGCGTGGGCGTAAACCTGCCACCAAGCCCGCTGAAGAGGTTGTAGTCGTAGACCTCGAAAAAGCGGCTTAATCCGTAGAGTAACTGTCCGACAATCTGCCTGAAATAGGTCTGCAATAGTTAGATTTTCGTAATTGCGTGAAGAGCGTGTTATCGTGTGTATGCCGATAATACGCTCTTTTTGTTTCGGGCATAAGGTATCGTAACCGTGAGTAGCGAGAAGAACTTTGCCGGCGGTATGCCCGCAGTAGAGCGACAGCATACCATTGACGATGTGAAGACGGCATTGGAAGCATCTGCCACCGCCATACACGAAGCAATCCATATTGCCCGTGAGGTGTGGGAAAGTGATGATGATGCCATCTGTTTCGACATTGATGACTTGGTGCAGATAGAGTCTGCATTGCAAGAGATCTGTAACCTCGTAGCAGGCATTGACTGCGATGACGAGGAGTGAACACTGCCAAGAGTGCGCATATAGCGAGGAGAACTATGCCCGAACTGTATGCGCACCCTTTTTTAGACACTAATACACACTATGCCGAGATTGCAACTCGGAGTGTCTGCAAGTAACAAAATCAAAGCAAAATGATAGAAGTATTCAACGCAAAACGCACTCGCCATTTCGGGTGCTTTGCCAGTTTTAAGAGTGCCGAAGATATGCTTAAACGCCTTGCTCACGATGGCATCTTGGGCGATGTTCCCAGCGTATCGGTATCGGCTTACCGCAACAATGTGTTGCAGAGAGAGTATCAAGCCGTCTTTGTCGGAGATAAGTGGCGTATACCCAAGGAGCGTAAAAAGCGAGCAATCGTAGTGCCGCTCCCAGCCAAGAAACGACGCAGGAGAAAACTCTGCAAGGAGTATCTGACCGCCGAACTGATGTTTCGTGAGGCGTTCCCTGACCACCTAAACAAGACCTATCCGCTCTCTGCTGACACCTTGGTATTGTGCAGTAGAAGATGCAAGGTCTATGCGTAAAAAATCAACCGAAGTAAAACCGCTATGGGGCTATTGGCTCTATACTTTAACAAAACAGTGAACTATGCCTAATTGGTGCTTTACCTCCTATGTCGTAACGGGAGAAGAGAAAGAAGTGTGCGACCTCTACGAGAAGATGCTATCCCTCGAAGAGCGTGAGGAGTCGCTTGTCGAAAATGGCTTCGGCAAGAGTTGGCTCGGTAACCTTGTAACCCTCTTGGGTGGCGATTGGAACACAATCTACTGCCGAGGAGCGTGGCTTGACCTACAAAAAGATGAAGACAATGGAGCATTGCGCTTTGACACCGAAACTGCGTGGAATGACCCTGACGAGGTTGTCACCTTCTTGCAAGAGAAGTATCCGAGCCTTGAATTCTACTTCATTACCGAGGAGCCGGGAATGGGATATTATGCCACCAATGACACTGCCGGAGAATACTTTCCTCAGCGATACACCATCACTCCCTACGATTGCGGCGAGGAGTATCAGTACGAAGAGGGCGAAGAGCTGGAGTTCTTCAAGGAGATTGAAAACATCACGGGCTACAAGGTGACCAACTTTGAAGAGGTTGAGAAGGCTGTGTGCGACTACAACGAGCAGCACGAAGACGAAGAGATTTATGTAAAGATATTCAGAAGTAAACCGAATAGATATGGGCAACAAAATCAATGAAGTATCAGGTGTAATCATCAGCCGCTCCCTGCTTGACGAGTACGGCTATGACGGCGATATGCCCTCAGACGAGGAGATGCAGACCATTGCCGATGAACTGCTGGAGTATTGGGGCGAGAGCGATGGCTTTCGAGATGCCCTTCGTAGCACAATGTCGAACCTTTATGGCATAGAGGAGGATTAGCGTATGGCACTAACGGCACATCAGCGAGGCATAATATTGAGAGGTATCTGTGGCAGTGCCTCGCTCAAAGACAAGCAGCCACAAATCAGTGATAGCAATACGGTCATAACCTGTGCCCAGCGTCTTGAAATCTGGGATATATGCAGTATCAGTTGCGATGCCGAAGCCTTTGGACTCAAAGCAGAGTTCGGCTACGATGGAGCAACCCGCATCACCTTTACCGAAAAGGAGTAATGCTATGGAGTACTACTATTTCGACTACCTCTACAAAGAGATTGGGCTTAAAGCCGAGGACATCGATGCCGTGCCTGCAATGGGCAGTGCCGATGATGTGTGCGATGAGATAGCAAGCAAGGATTACATCGTAGAGCAGTTTGCCGATGTGTCGTTTGAGAACCTCAGATATGCTGTCTGCTGTCTGTGCGACAGCCCAACTATTGAGAGCCGCCACGATGCACTGATGTATTTGGTGTGGATTGCAGCCCTCGACATCAAGGAACAAAGAGTATTAACATAAAAATCAGGGAAATGGAAACGATTACCTTAACCAAAGTTAATGCCCATCGTGTGCTCACGATTAGGCGTAAAGATGCCGCAGAGAGTCAGCCTGTGGCATTTCATTTTAGAGGCAAGAAGTATGGCTATTGCAGCTATGCTCACCTTATCGGAGATATTGCCGAGGAGAAGATCCTCGCACCTGCTGCCTTTGCCGATTGGGAAGTTGTGGAGTTTGCACACCCCGGATACCTTGAGGCATACTTCGAGCAGGCGTGCCGCTCATACAACCTCACATCGTTCTCACCCGAAGAGCGTGGCGAGTCGGACATTGCCTCCTATGAGAAGGAGTTGCACGAAGACCTGTCTGCTATGCCCGAGGAGCAGCGTGAGCGATACAAGGATAACTATGTCCGCTACTTTGTGGCGATGATTTCTGCCAATAGTCGCTGTGCGAGTGCTATGATTACGGGACCGGCACGCTTCAATACACAGCGCAACGACAAAGCCCTCAGCAGTTACGAGAAGAGTGTAACAGCATTCAGGGAGTGGCGCAAGCGTGCGTTAGATGCTATCAGCAAGGCTCAGGAGCGTAACAAGACTCCCGAAGAGTTTGCCGAGGAGGCGTGGCTTGCCGTTAAAGCGGACATTGAGAGTACTGCCGAAACTATTCGAGGCATCGACAATGGCACATTACCCTGTATGCGCTCTCTTATTGTCGGCAACCTCTATGGGCGACTTGCCACACACTGCAACAAGGGTAATGTGGAGATTATAGACCGTGCCGTTGCCCTCATCAAGGAACTCAACGCCACGATGAAGAAGCCTATCGTTACGGCACGCCACGGCATCTTCAAACTGCCGGAGTTGGTGCGTAAGGTTCGTGAGAAGTTGGAGCAACAGGCTAACCGTGAGAATAAGGAGATTGCTTTTGAGGGTGGAACTATCGTCTATAACTATGACGAAGACCGCCTGCAAATCCTCTTCGATGCCATTCCTGATAGTGATATGCGTACCAAGCTCAAGGGTAACGCCTTCAAGTGGTCACCTCGCAATCAGGCGTGGCAGCGACAACTCACGCAGAACGCTGTGAGTGCTGCCCGCAGAGTGCTCAACATAACATTGTAGGCTATGTTGCTCGTTATCGACTCACGCTACTTTGATAGCGTCATCGTCACCTCTATGCGTGATGATGTGCATAGCGACTATGGCGGTGAGACTTTGGAGGAGCTGCGTGATAGGTATGACAATCCATTCCTTATCACCGTAACCCCTGACCGCATAGCACTGCTGCTCAAACGCTACGACAAGGCTCTCAGCCAACCCTTCGAGGAGATTTCCGAGGAGCGTTATTACGACCTCTTGGGCTGTGTCCCTCCCAAGCGTCAGCGTCGCAACCGCTTCTTTGTGGGTGAGGCGTACTCGGGCACGATGTACGACTTATGCTTCCGTCTCGGCGACAGGTACTTCAAGGCTCTGCGCAACATACGCCTCAGTGATGAGGATATAGATGCCGAGATAAACCACTTTGCCAAGAAGTTGAAGCAACACCCGAAGATTATCAAGGGCGAGGCTATCCGCAACCATAACGGGTGGCACAATAGGATTGTGATGCACACGCCATACTACTTTCTGCTGGGCAAGAGAAAACTCTTCCTTTGCAGTCTTACCTCTGATAGCGGTAATAAGTATGACGATAGACGCTATCGCCGAGAGATGGCAGAGCGTCTTCTCAATCTGCGCAAGAACCACTACGACTACTGCACCTTCCACTCACGCTATCCCGACATCTTTGAGTTCTTCAAGTGGCTGCGAGAAAACCACTACACCCTTGAAGTGCAAGGCTCACTCTTCAGCATAGACCCTGAGAGAAATTATGTGGACTTTCACGGTAATGTGTGCGAGTATTCTGCCGCCTTTCACTACCGCATCTATTCCAGAGAGTTGTTCGAGAATATCATCAACCAACTACGCCGTGTCAAGCGACATACAGCGTGGCTGCCTAAACCCCGAAAGTGATGTACCAGATAGATAAACTACGCATCATAGAGAGCGATGCTGTGCCCAAAGAGGGTGCAAAGATTGAGGCTCTGAGTACCTCGATAAAGATTACCCACACCTGCGGCTGTGTGCTTGTTGAGCACTTTGCAGCGGGCAAACCTGATATGCGCCGTGAGGAGGACCCCGAAAAATATGACCGACTCCTTGCCGAGCGTAAGTACTTCATTGAACTGTGTAACGAACATAAAAACTGTAAATAAAAATGGCTGAGATAATTAAAACAGACGGAACACGCACCGCCACAACCCCTGCCAACGGAGAGTATTTCACTCTTGAGGAGATGCAGGCGGCAGTTGGCGGAATGGTCGAGATTATAGAACTCGACGAGAAGCAATCTATGATCCTTAACGAGGAGGGAAAGTTGCTCGACCTGCCTTACAACGAGCAGGCAGACGAGATATTTCACCAGCACTATACCACGCAGGACTACATCGTGGGTGATGTGCTTCTATGTGAAAACGAACTAATACGATAACTATGGACAAAGAAAAGATACAGCAAATCAAAGGTATGCTCACAGAGATTGAGCAGTTCAAGGAGAGTAGCAACGAGATAACAATCGTATCTAAAGACAATATACTCCGAGTTGATGGAGAAGTTATGGCGGCGATGATGAGTGCCGCCATTATTGTTTTAGAAAATCAGTTGGATATTGCCAAGTTCGGTAAACCGTCTGACAATCTTGAAGATAGCCGAGAGTTTAAGGCTGCACGGGCATTGGAAGATGCAATTAATTCATTTTCCTTCAACCCTGACCGCTTTGCCGAGGCTATTCCTTATATGCATAGGACATTGCAGCAGAACTTCTTCCGATTGGTCAGAAGTTGTGTCTGCAAGATGGCAAATGCCGAGTCGTGGCGCATAGACCCACGCAACGAGGCATCGCACAAGATGTGTAAAGCCATCGCAGAGCCTATGAGTGAATATTCATTACCATACATTTAATAATTATGGCAGACAAAATTTTAGAGATGTTCTTCGACCTCGACCGATGGACGAAGGCCATTGCGAAAGGTGTAGGCAAGGATATCCGCAAAGACCAGCTGATACACCTTGCAAGTGAGCATACCCGCCTTGCCATTGCGAGTGCAATGAAGCACGGTGAGTATGAGATTTCCCCGCCACACACGGCACAAATCCCCAAGGACAACGGCGAGTTCCGCACCGTCTATGTGAACGAGCCTATCGACCGCATCATCCTCAGTATTGCCAATGACCTGCTGTTTGACCTTATGCCCGAGATGGTACACCCAGCGTGCAAATCCTATCAGACAGGCATCGGCTGTGGTAAGGTTGTTAAGGAGGTGAGCAGTCGTATTGCCAACAATTCAACAACTAACACACTTGGCTGGAAAGCAGACCTCAGCAAGTACTTCGACAGCGTGCCCCTAATATTTATCGATGAGGCCTTTGATAAGGTTGAGGCAAAGCACGGACACTCCGTAGTCATCGATGTACTCCGTAAGTACTACCACAACGACCTCTACTTTGATGAGGATAACAAGTTGCAGCGCAAGTTCCAATCACTCAAACAGGGCTGTGCCGTGGCAAGCTGGCTTGCAGATGTATTGCTCTACGACCTCGATGCGGAGCTTACCGCTCTGGGTGAGTTCTACACTCGCTATTCAGATGATATGCTCTACATCGGTGAGAAGTACGAGCAGGCAATGACCATTTTGGAAAACCGCCTCGCCGAGAAGTCTATGCACCTCAATCCAAAGAAAGTTGAGTATTTGACATCAGACAGGTGGTTCAAATTCCTTGGCTACAGCATCAAGGGAGCAAGCATCTCTCTATCGCAGAGTCGTATCAAGACCTTCCAGCGAGAGATTGAACGCCGCACAATCCGCAACCCCCGAACATCACTACACAAGGCTATCAACTCGGTTAATCGCTACCTCTACAAGGGTAATGGCGAGCATAGCTGGGCTACACAGATACTGCCCGTGTGCAATGTCCGCACCGACATCGACGAACTCAACAAGTTTGTTATGGACTGCCTGCGTGCCGTGAAGACGGGCAAGCGCAAGGTTGGCGGTTTGGGCTATGTAGCCACGAAGAGTGATGGCTGCATCGTGCGTGGTCGAGGTCGCAATGTCAAGGCAAACCGTGAGAAGATGCCCGGAGAGATTGATGGCTATATGACCATTGGTTGTATGCAGAAAGCACTTCTCACCAGCCGTGCAGTGTATAACACTCTGGTAGCATCACTATAA